GCTGTCTATCACAGAATCTGTCACACCGCTTTTGTAAATCTTTCGGATATCAACGATTTTTTCATCTTTCAAAAGTTTCAGCCAGTCCAGTAAATCTTTTCTGCTGTTTGCAAAATTACAACATCTTCCGTCTGCGTATTCAATCCGGTATCTCATAAGTCCCTCCTACACATACACCAGTTCATTTAAAATAATTTCATCTACCCGGCTTCTTGCATTGTTTGCCCGGCGAACCCATTCCATCTGATCTCTGCTTTTCAATTCTTTCGTAATGCCTTCCTGCTCCATAATCTGTTCCATGAGGAAATCCCTGCGTTCCAAACACTGCTCATTCAGATCTGCGAGATACGTCCAGAGCTTACCACTCAATGTCAGATAGGAATACAAGCCACTCTTGTAATCTTTCAGATAGTTTCTGTGAAGACTTCCATAAAAACCAATCTCTCTTTTCTCTTCGGGTACTGCGATCAGTGGCAGATAGATTTCCCCGACAAGGATATAATCCAGACCATTACTGTTATCGTGAATGATTCTTTCTAATTCGCTCATGCTGATGCAACTCCTTTCTTCGGTTCTGCTGGTGGAAGCAGTGATACCGGCACGAACACACCCTTTGCAATATCTTCCTGACGGATTTCCTCTTTTTTTGCATCCATCTCAGCTTTCTTTTTTGCCTTTGTCCGTTCATAGTATTCTTGCTGCTTGCCATTTGCTTTCCTTTTCAAGTAATTCTGATGAAGCCTGTCTTTTCTGGCTTCCCGCTTCTTCATTTCTTCAATTTCCTCTGGTGTCATTTCCACCTCACCGAAATGTGGAGGTAAATATTTCCCAATGAAGTTAAAATAGATTTCCACTTCCTGAGTTGTCTCAATGCTTCCTTTTCGGTCACGCTCATGAACCACAATCTTTTCTACAAATTCATTCAGCATGTAAGTGGTCAATTCCTCAAAATTTTGGTATTTATCAACCAGAGCAATAAACTTCTCCGCTGATCTGCGGCCTTCTTCATAGCCTGATAATTCAGCTTCCATATCTGCAATTTCTGCCGACAAATCTTTCTGTTCTTTAGAATACTGTCCGTCAAGAATCGCATAGCGTTCATCTGGCAGCTTGCCAAGAATATTGTCCTCATAAATTCTGCAGATCAGTTTTTCCAGTTCCTGCACACGTTTTTTTGCTTCTGCCAATCTGCTTTTCAATCTTGTGATCTCACTGGACTGCTGTGAAGTCTGTGCCTTTTTTACTGTTTCCAAAAATTCTTCACGGTTCAGCTGTGAATACTCTGCAACAGCCTTTAACAGTTCCTTAATCAGCTCCATAACCACATCTGCATTAATTCTGTGCTGTGTCTGGCAGAGTGTTCCAACCGGAACTTTAGAATATGCAGAACAGGTATATTGTGGTACTCGCTTGCCATTATTTACTCGATGTACATACATTTTGGAACCACAGTCTGCACAATACATCAGACCTGTCAAGGGGTGGGCTTCTCCCCATCCATCTGGGTACCTTCTCACATTGCTTCGGATTCTCTGCACATTGTCAAAAGTTTCCTGATCTATGATTGCTTCCTGCGTGTTCTCAAACACCGTCCAGTTATCCTCAGATACATAATGGCTTTTCTTATCCTTGAAATGTTTTCTGGTCTTGAAGTTCACTGTATGACCAAGATACTCTCTTTTCTTCAGAATACCTGCAACAGTAGAAGAGCCCCAGCCATAAGGATCTTTGATTTCTTCTACTCTGCCTTTCCATAATCCGGCATCTTTCTTTGCCATATGAACCGCTGGTATCTCAACCTTATCCTCTTTCAGTGCCTTGGCAATCTGATATGGTCCGTACCCGTCCATTGTCATGTGAAAGATTCTCCGTACAACTACAGCTGCTTCTTCATCAACAATCCATACATTCGGATCATCCTTGTCTTTCAGATATCCATACGGTGTTGTACTTGCCACATGCTTGCCGGATTTTCCTTTCGCCTTGAAAGTTGATTTTATCTTTTTACTGGTATCCCTTGCATACCATTCATTCATGATATTTCGGAATGGAGTAAAATCATCGTCCTCCCGGAAGCTGTCTACATTCTCGTTGACTGCAATCAGGCGGACATTCTTCTGTCGCAGCAATTCCATATATTGTCCGACTTTCAGATAATCTCTTCCCATTCGGCTCATATCTTTAATCAGAATCGTTCCGACTTTCCCCGACTCTACTTCTTTCATCATGGCAAGAAAGCCTGGGCGATCAAATCTTGTACCGGAGATACCATCATCAGTAAAATGAACAAGATTGGTAAATCCATGTTCTTTTGCATATTGTTCCAGCAGTTTCTTCTGGTTTGAAATACTGTTGGATTCCCCGTTTAATTCATCATCACGACTAAGACGTTCATACAACGCTGTCATGAATCCCTGTTTCTCTGTCATAGTCAGATGTCCTCCTTCCTTTGTTTATTAATTGCCTGTTCTCATCCCATATCCGTTCCTGTACCGGGTTCTGATGTTTCCGGGACGTATTAACCAGAAAAGACACGCTGAATGCCTATTCAGTTCTGGTATCACTACGGGCAGACTGTTTCGTTTTCAAGGTTCGTGTAAGAAGTAAAAAAGATTCTTACACTAAACGAAATGCTCAGAGGTCTTTTTACAGCCCCCTTACTGCATCTTTTTTGATTTCGTGTCATCTTTTTAAAGTTCCTTACACAATCTCTGTACTGACGAAACAAAATACGGACATGTTTTGAAATTGTTTTTTACAAAATACAATTTTGTTCTTTAAGGTAAAAAAATAAGCCTCAAGAGACTTTTTAATCATTTTGGAGCTCCAACTCTTTAAATTTGATTGATTAAGAAGTCTCTTCAAACTTACTACACCGGCAGCGAGCTTATATTTCTTATATTGACGCAGGGCAAAATGATCCGGGTCTTTTTGTTCCAGCGCGTCAAAGAGAAGGTCAACGGCATTTTTGAACGATTCATCATCCTCACGGACCTCCATTGCGTTCAGCATTTCTACCAGTGTGGCAAAATTCTGTTCGTTTGCCGGGGCTTCATAGTAGATATATCCGATCAGTGCCGTATAGAGCAGGGTTTCTGCTTTGACCCAGAAATCGTCTCCGGCTTTTCCTTCGCCTTTGGTATTGGAGATCAGAGTCGTGACGATTTTCAAAATATCTTTCTCGGAATGAATGTAGGCGAATGGGTTAAAGTGCATACTTTTCTGAAAATTGATCGTATTGAATACCCGTATTTTATAGGGCTCATAGATGATCTTTCCTTTTTCATTCCGCACAGGCTTTCCGTCCTTGTCCAGCTTTGGCGTGCCTCGCTGTAACATCTTTCCGCATTCCACAAGGACTGTACCTTTCGGATCGGTGACGACGTAGGAACTGTGCATTTGCATCAGATTGGGCTTGATGAAAAAGCGCGTTTTTCCCGAACCTGATCCTCCGACTACCAGTACATTTTTATTTCTTGCATTGGCCGGATTTTTGGGCCTTCCGTTTAACATCAGTCCTTCACTTTGGGTAAGAATGATATTGTTTTCCGGCTTTGGGTCCATAAACGGGGCAATATCGGCTTTATTTCCCCAACGAGCTGAACCGTATTCCACATTTTTGCGGTATTTCTTAGCGTCTTTCCCTCTAAGATAGACTGCCAGCCGCATAATGGCTGCACCGCATAAACCGATCAGCCAGTCCATTGCCGCCCCCGGCCACATACTCTGAAACGCAAGGGCAAAGCCTTCGGACAGTCCTAACAGCTTTTGGGAAGCGTCCGCTCCGGGAGCCAGACGCACCGCCTCGCCCAGCTTGGCAAATACCAGAAGGAACAGAACATAGGGCAGATGGAGAATGACCTGTTTTTTCATTGTTTCTGCATCGATCTTCATCGTTCCGGTCCTCCGTGTTCTTTGTTCTTTACACGGTCACGGCCAAGCGACTGCGCCAGTTCTTTGAACTTATGAAGCTGTGTAAGCAGCGACGGTCTGGTGCTGCGTGTAAGGTCTTTCTTTGTATATTCCTTAAATGCTGCCGTCAGTGCATCCGCCTGGTTTGCCTTGAAATATACCGTCCATTTTGGGGGATCGGTCCCAAGTTCCTTTTCTATATGGTAGCGTACCTGATGTTTCCTGGCATACCGTTCAAAAGAGCGGATTCGTCCTGAAACTTCAATGGTATTAGCTCCGGGGTCTTTATAAGTCAGCCGCTTCATACTGTTGCGTCCGACTCTTGGCATTGTACGTTCCTGTTCCATCTTTTGGAGTACCGCAGCAATAGCCGCACGCAGTACCCGCCCTGACAGTTTTGCTGCCTGTATAGAAACAGAAACCGTTCGTTGTTCGAGATCTTCCTGCAAGAGCATCCTCCTTTCTGATAAAATCGGTATTTATAATATGGAAATAACTTTTTACCGGCTTTCCCCAAGAACCTGCTGTCGGGAAGCGTGTTCAAAGGCTTTTGCTGCCTGATCGACCTGAATTTTAGCGTGTTTCAAAAGCGTCTTGATGATCGTAGCCGGGCGTTCCTGTTCCTCCAGATGATCGACCATCCCTTTGCACTCATCCGGGAGGTATTCAGCCATATCTTTCAACACATCGGAAAAGTTACCCATAAAGCCCCAGCAGCTATCCGACAGCTCCCCGTTTTTATAAAGCTCAAACCCATAACATTCGCCGCGCAGATAGGAATCGTAAGCAGCGACTTCGCTGCGCATCAGTGCGTCTGCTTTCTGACGGATAGCACCGGTCATCTTGTCAGCGTCAAATTCCTTTAGGGCATATTCTTTGGAAACATAGATCCAGCCGACCTGTCCGCTGTCACATTCTGCATGAGGAGCCCTGCCTGAGAAACTTTCTGTACTCATGGCAAGACCGGAGTGGTCGTAGAGATAGAGGGGGAGCATCAGATACTTTTCCGAAATTACTTTCTGCATTGCTTCATCGATCGCCCGTTCCTCTGTCTTTGGTCCATGCCGGAAACGGCTGCTTACAATGTTTACCATCCGTTCATAGCGTTTCATGCCAGCTTCATCATGTCCTACGGTATCTAAATACATTTCCCGCAGGAAGTCGTCTTTGTCCATATAGTTGTGATGGTCGCCCAGCGCATAGCGGGGATGGAAGCATACCATCGTCCCAAAATGTTCATCTACCTCACGGGGAGAGATCAGAATATCGTCCGGCTGCACCATAAGGGCATAAGGTTCATTTACTGCCATTAACATAATTGGCTCCTTTCTTTCTACAAATCCGGGCCGGAATGGTGCATCATCGGTTTTTCCCGGTGTTCATTGGTTGCAGGCTGCTTGACTGCAATGATCTCGCCGGCAATCCTTGCAAATTTTTCAGGGTACTTGAACTGCTCCCCGTATTTCTCCATCAAGTCCGGGGAAAGGTCTGTAAAATCTTCCTCACCAAGACCAACGATCAGAAAATTCCCGGACACAATATCATAGATGTGGCCGTCATCGTCAAAGAGAGCTCGGTTCAGAGGCAGCCCCATCAGCTTGCCTTCTTCATTACAGATCAGAGCCACCGGGTCCTCATACGGATAGACCGCTTGAATATCTCCGCCCACTGCCGCCTGCAAGGATTTCAGACCACTTTCGATCTCCGCAGCATAAGGGGACTTGCCCGGCTCTACCATTAACACTTTCATAATTGTATATCCTCCTTCTTTTTCATTGCCGTACCGGGAGCGGTTGGCGTTTTTTCCTGAGTTTTTGCCACAGAGAGCTTCCCCAGGACGGAAGGCTTCTCCCGGTTTTTGGGTGTAAAAATACCGCCCTCCGAAACCTCGGCGGCGGCATGTTCCGTTTTGGCCTGTTCCAGTCCTTCAACCGTATAGCCAGGTAAAAGAGTGCCGTGAACCATAAAATGGTGCTCATATTCTTTCGGGATCGGCGGGGAAATTTCCGTGAATAAATGGGAATAGGCTTTCTTTCGCCCGTCCAGATATTTTATGGCTGCGTTCTTATCTGTATATCGTTTCTGGTTTTGTCCGGCAATCTTTGCTCCATATCCCTGCTTCGGGGAATGAATACGGACTTCCCATGTCACATACCAGGCAATCGGAACACTCTGTTTGGTTTCCCGGTCATATTTCGTATCTTCCCAAATACTGCAGGTCATCTGATAGACCCGGTTGCTGATTTTCTGATCTGCCCTCCAGTTATCGGTGTCTTTCCACTGGTTGCCTGTATGTTCGATCTCCGGTGTACGAAGATATTCCAAAGCCCGGTTGATCGTCTGTGTTGCCGCTGCCTGCTGTTCCCACTGTTTTGCGGCAGCCACCACGATTTCATAGGCTTTCTGCTCCCCGTCGATACTTCCCTGGCGCATGGCTTCCAGGCTATCTGTTCCCATTGTGATCAGTGTAGAAATATCCACATTTTCACAAACTACGCTGTGCTCAATTTTAAGCTCTGATCCCGGCGTCAAGTGGTCGCCATACCGGTAGGCATGGTAATCCCTGTTTTCTTCCAAAATGCTGTTCACCTCCTGCTATATTTCCGGCTCATGGTTTTTTCTGGAAACCGTCTGTGCCGGTGATTTTTTATCTGCCGGTCTGTTTGCCGCAAGCTGATCCATCACGGAAGGACGGCCGACGCCGAACATGGATAGCTGACCGTCCGCTGCCTCACGAAGTTCAGAAACAGAGAGGGGAAACGTTACATCGGCATGGGTCAATAGCTGTTCCCGTTTCAAATCCTGAATGATCTCGTCAAAAACAGCGTTGATCGCACGGCGTTCTTCCCCCACAGGGAAGGCTTTCAATACCTCCATTTCTCCGTCTTTACCGGAAACCAGGGTAAGGGCACAGTCGGCATGGCCTGCCAGATAATCCGATGTGTAGGGCAGTTTGTCCTTGATATAACAGGCAAAGGCTCTGGCTGTCATTTCCACATTGCTGTCCCAATAACCGCCGTCTTTTTCACATTCTTTTCCCATGCGTACCGAATTACGGTAAAAATCAGTTTCCGTCCGTCCAATCTGCGGAGCTTCCTGCGCCTGCATCCCGGAAAGCATACGCTCAAAAATTTCCAGCCGTTCCCGTTCACTTTTGGGAATTACCCGGCCGGTAACATTCTTCTTAAATGCGCTGATCTGTTCCACAGAGCCGGGTTCGCCGGACAAAAATGCTTCCCGCAAGACTGCGTAGGTTTCCATCTGTTCCTTATTGCCATACCGTTTCAGAGAGGCAAGAACCGAGGAATCCAGCCAGCTTGCCGCATTTTTCCGGGTGCGTTCTGTTTGTGCTTCCGTGCGCTTTGCTGCCTGTTCCGGTGTTTCCGGTTTATACTTCATGGTGTCAATGAGTTTTTGGAACGGCGCATAGAGACGGGGCTGTTCTGACAGCATCCCTTTTGTGCCCATCTTTGTACCAAGATAATCGTCAAGTCCATGCCACCATTCATGTGCCAGGGAACCGGCCCCGTGCATTTTCGTAAGATTGATGACTGTACGCAAAGGTTCATAATGAGCCGCAGCATTGCCGCTGCCTCTTGCACCAAAAGCGATAGCAAGCGTACCCTGATAAGCAATATCTTTATCGCTGATCTTAAGGACTGACGCCAGATCCTTTAGTGCTTCAAATCCCATGTTAAGGGAGGTCTGACGGTCGTTCTGGTTCATCCAGTTTCCAAACTCGCCGCCGCGGAACCCAAATGTATCAAGATAATGCTGTCCGGTGATCTCCACACCATTCCGGTAATCCGGCCCAGTACGTTTGACATGGGCGAGCTGGGGAGGGACAAACCGGATCTTTCCGTTTTTGTTCCTGCCTTTGGCAAGTTCCTGCACCCATTTCAGGGCAGCTTCTTTGGTCTCAAAATTGGTCCGCAGGATCGAATAGCCTTTTGTCACATAGTAGGTACCGGGGTTCCAGTCCTCATTTTTAGAATAGGTATGTTTCCCGTCGTTGAAGTGGATCGCATAACCTTTCGGTATTTTCTGCTCTTTGTAAACACAAAACTGTTCCTTTTTTGCTTTCTGAGTAAAGTTGCGCTCAAAATATTCAGCCGAGCGAATCAGCATGGTATTGGACAATTTGTTTGTGATCACGGGATTGTCCTGACCCTTTTTCGTTGCCCGGTAGTGGATTCCGCTTCCCCAGCCCCAGCCCTGTACTTTTTCTAAATATCCATTGTCAACGAAAAAGCGGTCATAGGCTTTCGCAGCATCCTCCACAGTACGGACATCTGAAAGCACTGTCTGCAATTCCCGGACTGTTTTTATATATTCCTTTTGTCTCGCGGTCCGTTTTTCCGGGGTGTCATCCGTGCGGTAATACTGAGGGGAAGCGTTTAAGCCGTCCCTCGCTTTTTTGATAAAATAGACCACGCCAAGAGGAATCCCTTCCTCCAGCATGACTGCATAGTCCGGCTTTTTCCAGACATTATCCTTTTTCACAAATTTTTCGGCTTCGCGCTCATTCATGGCTTCCAGATCATCCGCATACAGCCCGCGGTCTTTCCACAGGTCTTTTTTCGCACCGCCGATCTTTTCACCGAAATCTTCATGCACTCCTGCCAATCTTCATCACCTCCAGTCAGTGTAAAATTCTTATCGTTCCGGGGCAGGGCGGCGTTCTTCGTCTTTGTGAAGTTGTGGGAGGTTTCCTGTGAGCCGGTCGGTTTCCCTGCGGATCAGTTTGTCCAAAGCGCCTAAATCCTTCGGTGCAATGGCAAACTCCCGGTAATTTTCATACCACAAGCCCGTAGAGACTGCTGCGATGGGCGCAATTTTCTCCGAACCGGCTGGAAGAAGCCGATACACAGGGGCTTCGTCATAAAGAAGCATCTGTTTTGCCGTTCCCTGTGGTATGCGGTACTTATCCATATCCGGGTTCTGGGCTGCCTCCATATATTGCATATTCAGGCGTTCTTCTAAATCCTGGGGCATATAACGAAATGCCTGATCCATCCACTGTCTGAACATCGTGGAATAGTGGTACTGCCATTCCGTAACTTGATTCGGGGCATAAGAAAATCCCCAGCTTTTCAGAGCATCTTTTTCGTAAAGCTCCATTCCAGTCCATTCTTTCAGGCTGACCGTAGCCACTGAACCATCTTTGCGTTCGATATTGACGCCGCAGGGATAGAGGATATTTCGTTTTATATCCTGCCGCAGCGTGTCTAAATCCATCATCAGGACATCTCCGTACAAGTGACCGCCCTCTCTGCGATCCGTATGAAACAGGAAAGCCCTCGCTCCGATAAACTCCGTTGTTAAGATCATTTGATGAAGATCTGCCGTAGAACAATAAGCAAACAAAGCGTCGGAAAGCCACATGTGATTTTTCCCCATGATGGCAATGGAATCAGCCCCGGTATTTGTTGCCAGAGAACGCATATTGAATTCGCATTCTCTAAGAAAATCTCCGGCAAAAATATGGAGTTCATACGCAAAGACGGATAAGTCTGTATCGCGGATCAAATGAATCTGCGGTAGTGGTTCCTGATTCAATCAAATTCCTCCTTTCATGTGAAGCAGCTCTTTGACCTGCTCATTTTCCGCAAACGGCTGGCTATCTGTCCCCGCCATTTAATCAATCCCTCCCATCTGCCGGTAGCTGCCCGCCGGCAATCTTGCCGACAATCTCCGGACCGGTTTCATAAATCTGCATGAGGCGTTTTGCTGTGCCGCAAGGCTGTGCAGCTCCGCTGGTCCAAAGACGCACTGTGGATGGGGCAACATTCATCAAAAGCGCAAAGCCCTTTTCGTTCATGTCCAGCTTTTTCATCAGCGATTTAACCATATCGGGGCCGTAGTCTGGACACCGGGAAGCCTCGGCAATCATCTGCAAAGCGGTATTTTCAATTTTTTTCATTTTCAAATCCTCCTGTTATTTGTTTTCCAGCCTTATGCCGGGGCAAAGCTGATCTGGTTGTGTTTCATCCTTTTGGCAAAGTCCGGCATCGAATAATTTACCCCGTCAATTTCTGCATGGGTGTCATCCAGACGATGACAAACAGCAAAGTGCCTGTCCCCGTTTCCATAGAACAGGCAGAGTAAACCATTGTCGGGAATGGAAAACAGCGCTTTTCCGGCGCTGTCTGTAAAGCAGATATGTTGAGATCCATTCATGTTGAAATCCTCCCTAAATTGAAACAGCCGCCTCTTTTGGGCGGCGTTGGTGCTGGCTGGTTTGCAGTTGTTCCCGAACCAGCAGCAATTTCTCATTGTAATCTTTTCCCATCCGGGGAGGGTTGACACTTACCCGGATATGACGGAAACGTTTATCCTCGTGAAGCATGGTCTTGATTTTCCGGGCATTGACAAATCCGGCAAGGTCGTGGTCCATATAAAGGGTAACACGCCGTATCTCCGGGTGGCGTTCCAGGAAAGAAGTCAGCGCCACATGGGAAGTACCGCCCAAAGACAAGCGATAACCATTCCATTTCCATCCCTCCAGCTCTTGAAGTGTCGCATGGGAAAGCGCATCAATAGGAGCTTCAAAGACTGCCACATGCCGGCTGCCCGGACTTTGCGGGGGATAACAAAAGTTATATCCTTTGTCGCTGCCATAGACATCCTTTTTGAGATTGCCGCTGATACTGCGCATACAGGCAAACTTCGCTTTCCCGGAATCATCTTTCCCAACAAACACACAAACCGGTTCTCCATGATACCGGGCTTCGTAAAAAATCCCGGCTTGTAAACACTGGCGAATGACTTCTGAGCTGATCCCCCGTTTCTGCAAATAGAAGACCGCAGCGGTCGCGCAACGTCTGGCCCAGGGGAGAGCGAATGTTTTCTTTTCCGGCTCTTTTGATACCTGTATTTCTGCCGTACTTCGGTAAGCCGGTTCCTGTGGGATTTCGCCACCTACCAGAGCATGAACCGCATCCACAAGACCATATCCCCGAATCTGGATCAGGTAGTCCAGCGCATTGATACTCCGTCCGCGGCTGTTCCAGTACCAGTACCTTTTCCCGGTCACATATACCAGACTGTCATGCTCCTTATGCCGGAAATTAGGTCCATCCTGTTTCAGCACGCCGGGTTCATGGAATTGCAGGTAAGTAAACAAGTCAGCTTCCCGCGCTGCCTGAATCTGTTCTTTGGTTACGCCGGGCATAGTACCGGCACAGTGTTTCTTTTCATTGTGCTTTGCCTCCTTCCTGTGATGAAATGAAAAAAGACACCCAAAGGTGCCTAACAGCCGTACAGGTCGTGATTGACCTCGGCACGGTAATAGCTGTCCATTGTAGCCGGGGCATTATACAGCGCCGCCAGCAGATACGCTTTGATGTTTCCGACCTTCGTTGTGTTCTTGTCGATACAGTCAAAGACATACTCTAAGTGGCCGGAATTGATCTTCAGGAACCGGCTCTTGACGATTTCCCTCGGAAAATCATCTCCGGCAATGCGAATGTAAGGGCGTTTCGACAAAATCACTTCAAGCATAAGTTCAAGGGCTTCATCCAAACGTTCCCTGCCATACCGTAAGACCAGTAAGTCATATTCAATATTTTCTTTGATGATTTCACGATAGGCTTCTATCAGCTCTATCCGATCCATCCCATCCGTGCGGTTTGCCGCTTCCGGCTCTGCCGGATAGATTGATGGATAAGTTATTGATTTATCTTTTTTTGATTTTTTTGTTTTTAATGGATTAGTATTTAATTGTGCCGGATTTTCCTGTTCAGGTTCCGCCTGTTTAGGTTTTGCCTGTTCTGGTTTTACCTGTCTTGGATTTTCCCGTTTAGGTGAAAGCCCTGTGTTTTCGGTACTTACAGGCTGCTCATGGATCGTATATTCAATGTCTCCCAACTGCCCGTTATCATAGCGGAGGCGCTGTCTGGTGAGATAACCATGCCGCTCCAGTTCCTTCAGGGCAGTAGTGATAGAATCCACACCATCCTTGCAGATATGGGCGAGTCCCTTTGTGGTATAATCCCAATCTTCCGGCAGCGACAACATAAGTGATAAAAGCCCCTTTGCCTTTAAGGACAACTCCGTATTGCGCAGATGGTGATTGCTCATTATCGTAAAGTCCTTTGTTTTCTCTACACGGAATACTGCCATTGTACCGCCTCCTTTCTTCGACTATTCCGTTACAAGGCATGATCCCTGCGGTCATAATGGAGATGACCGTCAGAGACCTTCGCATGGTTTTTCAGTTTCACTTCGCCCCGTTCCTGGCTCTCTAAAAATTTCTGATAGCCGGCATCTGTAAGGAACAAGCGCATCTTATCGCCTTTGTCGCCAACAGGGGAATCGTAAGACAATACATCAAAGACGATCATGTGCTTTACTTCTGGATCAAAGCGTTCAAGTGCCATGATGTCATGCCCCTTCAATTTTTCTGCCCCTGATTGTTGTCTGGCCTCGGCGATCTTTTCTCCAATCGTCCGGGCTGGATAGGGCAGACGGTAATTCTTCTGAATATCTTTTACCAAGTCCATGCACTCTGCATTTGACAGAACACGAAGTTTTGCCATAAGACCTTCTGCCGCCTCCCGCTGTTCGGAATTATTTGAATACCGCACGGTCATATAAAGTTCATTCAGGATCTTTGTCTGATAATCGCCCTCCACTTGAAAGAGCAGCTTTTTTTCCATTTCGTTTAATTCCATGTGGATCTCCTTTCTCTCGAAAATGAGTATGAAAAAAGGGCGTCCACCTATAAAAGTGAAACGCCCACGGCAACCAGCGGTCAGACATAAAGCCGGACCGCTGGCACTATTAAATTTTGTCGTTAATAAAACAGCCTCCTTTTTTCTTTATAGTTTTCGTCAATTTTCAACTTGGAAAAGGAATTGAATAAAAGACGACAAACGCTCAAACCCCTTGAAAATAAAGGCTTTTTCTGTTTGTCGTTATTATACCGTAACGGCATACATGCGTTTCACTTTTAACGGCTGTAAATGTCGATGAACGTACAATAAAGCGCATTGTAGGGCATAAAGGGCAAGGAGTAACACAGCAAGTTTATACACATTTTGAAATAGAAACATTACTTGAAGCAATCGACAAAATTTGAAAGGAGCGTGATGCAATATGATTGTAAAAATTAAAAAGGCTCTGTAGTATCAGCAAATACCACAAAGCCACACCCTGCAACCACTAATCACAGCAATTAAGGGATATGCAAATTATAGCATACTTCCCGAACAAACGAAAGGAAGATTTTATCATGAACAAAGAAACTATTAACGAAGAAACAATGGAAGAATTATTTGAAATATTTACTGATGAAATGTTGGCAGGCAAGATTTCCTATGATGATTATTTGCCAAAATTCAGAGAAAATACAGGAGTGACAGAAAATAGTCCTTATGAGCTTATGTATAGAGGTTTTATAGGCGGACTATATATTGCTTCTTGTGTTACAGAAGATACCAATAACTAATTTATAAAGATATGTGTGCTGCAAAAATAACCGTTATATAAAAACGTATAAGGGTGTCTACAATGTAGATGCCCTTCTCTTATACTCATTTTTGAGTACACTTATAAAGGGTATGCTGGATTGCGTACCCCTTTATATTGTCAGTTCTCTGTTACTGTTACTATTCCGATTTTCTCTATTCATTTACAGTTCCTGCCCTTAATAGATGTGGCCATAAGGATACTGCAAAGCTGTTGCCAAAAAAGCAACGTGAATTATTCGAAATGACATGTGCAAAAAGTAAGAGAGATAAAACTGCTTAATGCCACATACAAAAAACCGTTACTCTCCTACTTTTGGGTAACGGTTTTTGTTTTGCATATTGCAGGCATTATGATTTTAATATTCTAAACCGGCTTTTTCATATACCGATTTTAAGAAGCCCTCAACATCTTCTAATGTGCATAAATGGTCATAATTATTATCATAACAGCCACTAGCCCATTCAAGCGTATTAGTTGACATGTTCCAAACATTAAACCCGGTCAATCTTTCACCGTTATAGTTTGTAAATACAGCATTGTTATAATGATAATGCTGAAAACCTTTTTTGACTCGATAACCGGCATTAGATGCTTTCTTTCTAATTGTTGCTAATGAATATTTTGTCATAATACATATACCTCTTCTTTCTGAATTCTTAATTATTCAGTAGGATACATGTTTTGTTTTATTCTATACTATAGTGTTCTAATTATCGCCTGCTTCATGCCCTTGTATCTATTATATTACATCAAAGTTATTAAATTGCAATAAAATAAACCGTTACATAAAAACCGTATAGTTAACTAGAGGTATGTTTCCAAAAAGAATATACCTCTTTTATTTTTGCGTAAACTTAATATAACATATTGTCTGTATATATGCTTTAAGTTTTGGTTTTCCTGTACTATATTGGATTATTGCCCCTAAATCCTCTACAGTTGCCCCACAAGAAAGCCTTTTATTAGATTGTACGCATAATATCAGCATTTTCAAAATTTGTCAAGCAAATTTGTGTGCTACGTGTGTGCTACATGTGTGCTACCGTGAAAAATCGACCGATTTTCACGACTTTTTGCAAACATTCAGACATAAAGAAAACCCTTGAAAATACTGGATTTCCAAGGGTTTTGATGTTCTTCTGATATTCGTTTGAACTATCACTTTGATAACTCCGAACGCCTATTTTCCGGCTTTTTTGATGCATTTGTAAGTTACGCGGCAGTTACCGCTACTTTCTTTCCAGTTTCCTTAATACTACATCATGCGCATACAATAAAGCAACTAATTCCGGCAGCTTTTAATTTTTTCTCTGTCTTCTCTGCATTTTTGCGATCTGTATAAGCTCCCGCCTGGACTTTGTAAAGTCCGTTAATCATTCTTACAAATACGTCCTTATGCCCGGTCTTTCTGATTTTCTCCGCCATAAGCTCAGCGCCTTCTTTTCTCCTGTACGCTCCCGCCTGGACTCTGTAATACTTCTTGTCTTCTGCTCCCAGGTCGTCGGTTTTCGTATCCTTTGTATCGTAGTTGTACAGTTCGTATGTTTCGATAAGCTCAATAAGTTTCTTCGCATATTCCGGGTCTGTTGCGTATCCAGCAGCAGCTACCGCTTTACAAGCTTCTTTGTAATCTGTTTCCCCGATTACCTTCGCGTATCTCTTATACTTCTTTAAAAATGCACTGTGGTCTTTTACGGAATCTTCCCAGGTGTCATAAGCTCTAAACTCTGCTTCTACCTGTACTTTCTTTCCGTCTTCGTATTCTGTAGTTTTTCTTGTTAAGGTCTTACCCTTCCAGTCCTTTGTAGCCTTAATTCCAAAAAGTGCGTTACCTGTCTTTGTCAGCTCTGATTTTCCCCAGGCGCTTTCTAAAATTGCCTGTGCTGTCGTTAAGCTTGCCGCTACTCCGCTGTTCTTCATATCGGCGGACGCAATAGCGCCCACCACTTCAATAAAGTTCTTCTGTTCTGCGTTCATGTTCCTTATCCCCCTACACTGCCTGTAAGCTCGATACAGCTACCCAGCTTGTAATATCTTTAAGTCGTGCTTCCTGTACTCCGTTGTTTACCTGGATTTTATCTACTGTATGTTTCTTTCCGCCGCGCTGAGCTGCCGGAACTGTTTTACCGCGTGCCGATGATAAGCCACCGTATACCGCGCCGTCTTTAATTGTTACGGTACTTCCTACTGTAATACCTTTGCTTCCCTGGTTTCCGCTGTTCCCGCTTTTCTTAAGCCCGAACTGTTCCGCGATTGCTGTAGCCACTGCTGCCGCGATCTGGTCTTTTTTCGCTGTATAAATCTGCATATCGTCTTTGTCGTCGATAAAGCATACTTCTAGCAGTGCCGAAGACGTACCGCTTGCTTTTGCTCTCGCGATCACGCGCCAATTTGTCCGCTTTACGCCCCTGTTCTTAAGTCCCAGCGCTGCGATTTTCTCTACGATCTTCATTTCTACGCCTACGGTCTTCTCTGCTGTTGTTACATAGATTTCCGTACCTGTAGTCTTCCCGTCCCCGGCAAGGTCATTTACACAAGAATTAAAATGTACTTCCAGTACATAGTCATAATCTCCAAAATTTACCTGGCAGCAACCTTTACCCAGGTCTTTAAAAGCGTTCCTGTTTGTCGGGTATAAGTCAACCTGTGCATAGTTTCCCAGTGTTTCCTTAATCTTCTGTACCATTACTACGGTTTCTGTCGCTTCTACTCCAAATTTTGAACTTGCACCCGGGTCGCCGTCCCCGTGTCCGCTGATAAGTAAAATCTTCATACCATTACGCTCCTGTTACAATCTTTCTCATAATGTCGTCTTCCGTGTCCTCTTCTGTAACTGTTACTGTATTGTAAACGTAATCATATAAGCTTGTATTACTTTCCAGCATTTTCCTAAAGTCTTCTAACGCCTGGTCTAATAATTTGTCGTACTGCTCTTCTGTGATAAAAAGTGTAACAATCGGGAATCTTTCTACCAGCCATTCCCATACCATAGATCGCTTAATACGTCCCGTTTTGCTTTTCAGTTCCTTTTCTGCTTCTGTTACCATGTAAAGCAGCGCTACTTTTACTTTTTCAAGCTGCTGCTTCGGTGTCAGCTTCATAAATCTAAGGATTGCATACACGGTAAGCAGTCCCAGGATAAGAAGGATAAAAAAGTATACCCAGTTTTCAAGAATCATTTTTACAGTTTCCATAGTTTCGTACCTCTAAAAATTTTGTATTTCTGTCGGTTCTAACGCTTCATCTATGATTGTATCTGTTTTATCTTTCATCTTCTGTATGATTCTCTCTTTTGTTTCTTCCGCCTGGTTCTCTTCCCCCAGGTCGATAAGTTTTTTAATCATTCCAAGCTGTATCTTAATTCCATTTTCAAGCTGTACCGCTTTCAGATACCACACTACAGCGGCAGCGAATACGCCGCCAGCCGTCGGAATGATATAGGTAAACACATCTGTAGGCTTTTCGTTCCAGGCGAACACTAAAGCCACTAAGCAGGCGCATACAAATAGTACACCAGTCCCCATTACAACCTTTTTCTTAAATTCCCGTTTACTCTTTCCTCTGCTCATACGTCTGCCACTCTTCCAGGTCTTTTATACGCTTATTCTCTACTGATATTTTTTCAAGTATTTTACTTGAATCTGCTTCTAATTTGTATACTCTTTCCGCTACGTTGTTGTGTTTATCTAATTTCTTTTCGATATAGTCTAATCTTGTACGCATTACGCCGTAAATCACGCCGATAGACACGCCATAGACTACAAGCTGTACTAACAGCCCTATCCAAAATTCGTTACTCAAAAATACTAACCTTCCTATACAGAAGACATTTTTATTAAGTCTTCCTTTCCTTCTTCTATGTCTTGCATCATCGTTAGTATAATATTGTCTTCTTCCTCTATCGCCCGGTATTGTTCCAGCTCTAACAGTAGTCTTTTATTTACCTCTGTCAAATCTGTAATTACACTGGCTTGTACTTCAATCATTTGTAAAAGATAATCACTCATTTACTTTATCCCTTATCTGCTGTTTCTCTTCTTCCGTAAGGTTTTCGTAGCTCTCTAAAATCTCTTCCAGGTCTTCGCCACGCTGCACCTTAATTTTTACACCGCGTACAATAATTTTAAGTTTCGCGCCCGTCAGCATTAAATAGCACCCCCTAAGATATCCGCCATAGTTTCTACAAGCTCGTCCGTTGTTTCTACCAGTCCGTCGGTTGTCTCTTTGAGATCGTCGTACTTCTCTTCTGCTGTCTTCTCTCCCGCTTTTTCTGCTGCAATTCTCCGGGCTTCCTCAATCCATTTAGCCAAACTTCCGTTAATACGGGCTTCCAGCTTTGCAGTTTCACGGGTGCAAAACTCAATCAGTGTAAAACGGTAGTGTTTCGGTTTTTCTTCTGTCTCTTCTACTGTCTCTACGTCTGTCTTAAGCTGTACGCGCACACGCCCCGCCTGTCTCCCAACGATAGCCGCCCCGGTCAGTACTTCCTCTTCTGTCTCTACGCCTTCTCTGATTCTTACCGCTTCCATTGCTTATTTTCTCCTTTGCGCTTTTTACGGTATCATCAAAATACTTTACTTTCAGTCCCCAGGAATCCGTATTTTTTATCCAGCCGTAATAGCTTATTACGCTTCTTGCATCGTGTCCGTTAAGTATCTGCTTCTTTCGTACCTTCCGTATTCTCCGTGTTATTCTTAAGCATATACTGGAACGTAAGGTAGTACAGTCCCGGTAGAATCTATAGCCTATAAAGTCTATTGGTCTGTTCCCTAACTTCCCTTTATCATTGGTTGCGTGTACCTGTAATTTACTCTTTATGTGTAAGCCTATTCGTGATAGCGCATCACGGATACAGGCTACAAACTGCCGTAACTTCTTTTTATTACTACTAAATAATAACATATCGTCCATATACCTAAAATAGTATTTTATCTTGAAAATGTGTTTTATTACAAAGTCTACGGGTGTCAGCATGATATTAGCGAACCAATGCCCGAACGGTGTACCTATCGGTATTCCTCTTTTCCCCGCTGCTGTTTCCTTTACCCAGTAAACGTCTATACACATAAACAGTAATTCAAGCAGTCTTTTGTCTTTAAACATTTTGATAAGCCGGAACTTTAAAAAGCAATGTAGAATATTATCATAGCATTTTCTAATATCCAGGGCTTCCCAGTACTTCGTATGCTTTACATTCTTATACTTCTTTCCCTTCCTGTTCTTCCTGGCTATTGCTCTTTCAATCTTCCTTTTGCAATATATCCCGCCTTTTCCCTTTATACTTGCGCACGAATACATATACATTCTTCGCATTAGAATAGGCTCGATGATCTGCAATACTGCCCGCTGTACAATCTTATCAACCATACAGGGCTTAGCGATCACTCGTTTTTTATGCCGCACACCGTCGTATATTTCTTTTCTTCTCAGCTTCCGCGGCTTATATCTGCCTTCTATCAGAAGTGCCTGTATCATTTTCGTGTATTTGTCGATATCCCCTAAATACTTTTCTTTCTGTTGCTTTGCATTTGTCTTTTCGTTTTTCTTTGATTTTGTGGCGTTCGGGCTACTGCATACTGCCTTAATCGCCGTTTTAATGTTTTCATATTCGTAGATTTTTTCGTAGATTCCACCAACTCTTTTAGGTAGTATCTCTTGTTTCTTTAACTTTGGTTTCTTATTTACTGGCTTATCCATATACTACCCTTTCTTAAATGCTTATTCGGAATACGCCCGAAGGCATACCGCCCTGTAAATAGCGGCTTCCGGGTCTTCCCCTAATAGTTCCTTGCCAGTCGCTTATTTTTACCAGTCCTTCGCCGTGTCGGTTACTCTGGTAAGGTCACAGCTTGCGCCGTGTTTAGATAGTGTGCAATAATTCATATTTTCCATTGTAAGCATTAAGAAGCACCCCGCCGATGTTCCAGTTCGCGTTACCGCTACCGTTGTTCGCGTTCACGTAAGGCAAGCCCGCGTTAGCTCCGTTGTTCGCGTTACCGAAGACATACAAGACGTACCAGGCGGCTTACACACTAAATCCCTTTTATGTATTTTCTCTATCCTTTCATGTTTTCTATCTCCTTCCCGCCGTTTCTTTTGGGTAGTATATCATTTCATTTTGCAAATTCAATACTTTCCCCCTTTCCTTCCATTTTCCTGGAAATCTTTAGGTATTAGGGGGCTGCCCGCCCCCGTTACACCCCCGGTCTTACTGGCGTTTTTTAAGAAGCACCCCGCCGATGCCCCAGTACGCGATACCGCTACCGTAGTGCGCGTACACGCAAGGCAAGCCCGCGCCAGCTCCGCTGTTCGCGTTACCGAAGACACACAAGACGCACCAGGCGGCATTGTTGTTACTCCATAAGTACGCCCCGTTTCCTTTGCCAACCGAAGAACCGCCCAGCTTTTCACACCACATTTCTAACGGGTGTTCCTGGTCGAATCCTTCTAAAAGCTGCCAGCCGGACGTTGTAGGAAATGCGAAGCTTAATGCCTTATAATTCGGGTCTGTATCTCCTACGTTATCTTTCGTCGCCGTGTTGTCGTAGCATACATATATTTTGTCCTGGTATCGGTTCACATTATCCACAAAAGCATACTGCCCGTTATGCTCATGCCCTAAAAGCAACATAGCGTGCTTACCGTCATTCGCCAAGCATCCGTCTTTCATCCCCAGGCTATCGGTTGTTCCCGATATATTGGCACAATGACTAATAATATTACCTACTGCAATATTTACCGGGTCGCCGTCAAAATAGATCGCTTTCCCCGTTACGCTTCCGCTGCTGTAGTCTTCCACTCTTGTAATTAGTCTCTGCTTCGCTACCTGTGCTCCGCCCAGGCTTGTACCAATTTCCACGGCATTTCCTACCAGGTATTCACTTGCTGCTGTTGTCAGTGCTATAACGATACGGTTCGCACTCTGTTCGGCTACCAGGGCTTTGTCCTGGTCTGTATATCTCAGATAGTAATAACCCTTACATACTTTTTCCTGGGTATTAAGGCTTGCATATTTCACAAGTACCAGCATACTGTACGCCCAGTAACTTGTACTATCCATGCTGTAGAAGCCTTCCCCGGCAGCTTTCGACCTGGTTCTTACTGTAGCCCTGGTTATTCTACAATCCGGGTGTTTTCCGCTCATGGATACGTGCTTACTTCCCATAAGCGAAGACGGATAGCGCCCCCACTCCCACGGCTCTATATATACTGCTCCGTCAAAAGCTCCGGCGGAAATCTGCACATATTCGTATGTATCGTCGCGCCAGCGCTTGAGATAATATCCCGGATACTCTGTAAGTACCATGTACTTCGTTGGGTCGTACCCCGGTTCTCCGATATACGCTATTGTTTCCCCTGTATCCAGGTCGCAGCATTTAGATACAATCCCCGCCCACGGCATTACATAAGAAAAGTCGTCTTTTCCTATCTTTGTACCAATAGTCGGGTTTGCTTCCATGCCTACACTTGCGTCTGTACGTTCCCATGTGTCACTTACATTTGCTGTATTCCACACCCTTTTTACCCCGTAAATCGGCGCGCCTACCTGGGTATGGACTCCGGCAGCTCTTAAAAGCGCGTTTGTCTCTTCCTTTGTATATCCTTTAAGGTTCTGTGCTGCTTCTGCCCCGGCTGCTTTTACATCATTTACCGCTTTTTCACTCTGCTCCGTAACGCTTTGTGCTGCTGCTACTGCTTTTCCTCTTGCTTCATTCGCTGCTGTCGCTGCGCTGTTCGCTGCTGCCGCCTGTTTCTCTGCTGTCGCTGCTGCATTATTCGCCGCTGTTGCCTTTTCTGTCGCTGCTGCTGCCTGTTTCTTCGCTTCTGCTGCCGCTGTAGTTGCTGCTGCCGCCTGTTTCTTTCCTTCCGCTGCTGCTGTATTTGCTGCCAATGCCTGTTTTTTGGCTTCTGCTGCTGCCGTGTTTGCTGCTTCCGCCTGTTTCTTCGCTTCTGCTGCTCCCGCGATAGCTTCCCCCGCTGTATCCAAGGCTTCGTTAGCTGTAGTAAGTGCCGTTTCCGCTACTTCTTTAGAAAGTCCCACTACTCTAAGTGCATCGGTAAGGCTTTCGTATTCGTTACTGCTCTTAATTTCGTCTTCGCTTACTGCTCCGTCGTCTACATTCAAATAGAATTTAGCAGTACTCAGTACCCCGCCGGAAGTACCGTACAATACCACATCTACAATAGCCGTACCCTTGCAAGTCGTCATTTGTCCGCTTATGTCAATGACTATCGTATTATTTTCTTTTGTGGCATTTTTAGTAACCTGTTTTCCGTCTGCCTTTCTGCATCTGACTTCTACAGTATTTACCCCAGTAAGGCTATATTCCTCTCCGTTGTCTTTGATTTCTGCAATTACGCGGCGCTCTGTATCGCCCATTTTTGCAAATACAACCTTATAGGAATCTCTTAAGCCTACGTCCAGTGTAAGCCGTGTGATCTGTTTATCCATTCTTTAACAGTTCCCCTTTGTATTGTTCAAATTCCATAGCTGCTACCGTAGCATTTCCCGCGCGTACATTTGCTAAGACACTTTCAAGAATCAGAACCGTAATACTTGAATGTAAGCTGTAATTTCTTTCCGCCATAATAACCGCTGTATTGATATCCTTTTTCGCTTTTTCAATGGTTACGCTAAGCGGCTCGGCTACTCTCCTAACTGCTTCCTCTTTTGTCTCTACGTGCTGTTCTTCCGTTACATTTTCTTCCTGTTGTACTTTTGCTTCTTTTACTTTATTCTCGCTTGACAATTTCACTCGCTTCTACCTCTTCCCGGAAGTTCACGCTTCCACTTACTTCTGTCTCTGTATTCTCTGCTGTAATTCCATCTTCATTATCTACGATTTCTGCTAATACATATTCGTCTTTTTTCTTCTCTTCCATTTTTCGCTCCTACGTCCAATATCCAACTATTACCCCGTCTGCCACTCTTATATACGACGTTGAATACGACCAAGATATACCGCCGTTTCCAGTGCTTTGTATTGAGATTGCCGTACATATCGGTATTGTTCCTGTATATCCGTTGTACCAGGTGTTATTGTACTTAACTCCCGTCCCGGAAAGTCTCACGTTATGCAGCTCGTAATTATGCAGATACATATTACAGCCCACATGTAGCCCGGCTTCCGTGTAAATACTATTCGCTCTCGAATAACACAAAATCGTATCATAGGTTGTTGCGCCGCTGGTCGCTGCTCGCGCCCATGCCATGTATTTTCCCTGGTATTCCAGGTCAAATGTAAGCCCCTTATGGGCGTTGTTGTCTTTCCACTGGTTTGTACCGATGCGCCCTACAAAATAGCTGTCCCGGTAAAAAGAGTTCCCCGACTGGTCGAATACTGCACGCTTTCCAGCGGTGGTTACTTCTCCGTTATAGATAGCGATTTGTCCGGCAGAAATTTGTACATACTTAGAACTCTTATTAAATGCAATCAGTACATTATTGTAGTATTGGGTTATATAACTTCCCATATCTCCCTTTTCTACTTTGCTTGTGATATTGCTTGCATTTACTTTTATTGCAGCTCTAAGCTCGTCTTCGATTCCTTCCGCCCGTTTTACTTCTGCTTCGATAGCGTCATTTGCTACTGTAAATTGCGCTTCGGCGTGGTCTTCATATTTCCCCAGTACTTCCACATCTTTAATATAAACCGTCGTGTTATCCACATAGTTATACACATAAAAGTACTTTGTTCCCGCTGAGCTTATAGTTATCTCCGTTTCGTACTGTTTAAATACTTCGTCGTCCAGCTCTCCGGCTTTTGTATAATAGCTGATTCCGCCAAGTGATACCCTAATTCTCGCTTTGCTTATACTTCTTAAGTTCGCCCCGGCTTTGAATCTTACCGTATATGTCCCGGCTTTCAGCTTCCAGCTCTGATACATATAAATATTAGACGTTCCCCTGGTAATGCTTGCTACATTTCCTAAGTATTCGTCGTTTGTGGCTATTATATTTTCGCTGTCGCTCAGCTTCCACCTGTCCAGGTTTCCGCTTTCAAAAGTTCCATTCTCAATATAATTATGCTTAAGTGCATCAACCGCCTTTTTCGCATAGGTCTTAACTGACTCTGCCGTTTGGCTTATTGCCGTAGTCATTTCGGTAGTTGTCACATATTTTTTAAGCTGTTCGTCTGTATAGCTCTTAGCCCCAGCTCCTACAGTATCCGCGTAATTATTCGCGTTGCTTTCTGCTTTGCTCGTTGAATCATCTACATACTTATAAGTTGTATATGTCTTACTGGCTTCGGTCTTAATTTCTTCTGCTGTCTGGTCTATCTTTGTCCCCATTTCTACAATGGTTACATACTTCTTAAGTTGCTCTTCCGTGTAGCCCTTCGCGTTCGTTTCCGCTTCGCTTGCCAGGCTTCCCGCTGTCTCGTCCACATACTGAAATGTTGTGTAGGTCTTTTTAAAATCGCTCTTAAGTTCATCAATCGTATTTTTATAATTTCTCTCTACCGTATCCACAGCTTCGCTTATGTGGGATTCTACGGATTTTCTATAGTTAATGCTTATAGATTCCGCCTGTATACTGTCTGCCCTTATCAGTGCGCCGTCCAACTGTCCGACACATACATAATCCGCATAAAATCCCCTTCCAGTTCCGAAGGTCTTCCAGTCCCAGTCTTTCCCGTCCGCTGTACGTTCTGACGCGATACAGAAGCCCATTGTACCGATAGACATAGCCCCGTAAGTCGGGCTTCCTTCTACCAGGTCTTCAAACAGTACCGCCCTTACTTCTGAAGGTTGTGATATATCGCGCTGGGCTTTTAATTGTGCCTTTACAGCGTCGATTTTACCGTATACCTCTTCCGCCTTAAGTGTCCCGTCTTCCCTGGTTACTTTCTGTATAATGTCTGCTGCGCTGGTTGTCTTGTCAAAATAATTTTCTGTATAATTTCCCAGCTCAACCTCTGTATTTTCCTCTTCAATGCAGTCATACACCAGTCTTATACATCTTGCAGTTACATTTATCTTAAGTTTTCTATCCCTGGTTAATGCGTCGTCGCCTATTCCTATTGTTGTCAGTTTCTTATAGTCTTTGTAGTCGTCCGTATCCGCAATTTCTACCAGGTCAACCTTATAATTTACCTTCGGCTTATCAAGTCCATTTTCGTATTCTTTTTTGCACCGCCTTTTAAGCTCTTCTCTCAAAAGTTCCAGGGTGCTAAAGCCTTCTTCCCCTTCCTGGCAGTCTTCCAGCAGCTTAACATCTTCAAACTTAATCACTGCTGTCCTGGGATTCGCGTAATTTCCTATAAGCGGGCTATCTACCCACGGTTCTTCCCCTTCCAGGGTGTACCCGTTGTACGATTCCGGGATAATTCGTGTTACCACATCGTCTATACTTATATCTGCTTCTATCCCGGTCATATTCCGCCCGAACTCTGCACACGCTCCATAGTCCCCGCCCAGTCGGTCATTTATGATAACGGTAAAATTATCATACATTCTTTCGCCGCCCCAGCGATTTATAAAGCTATTTTCATCGTCCCCGCCGATTGCTTCCATGATGTTTTTACGGATATAGTAAGCTGTGGATCGCGTTTTAATATTTGTCTTCGCCTTGTACTTCGTACCGCTTAAGATTATATCTAACGCTTCTTGCCCGGTCTTGTCCGTCGGTCTTACATCTACCAGCATTTCCCCGGCAGAATCATAGAAAATATGTCTTGCATACGCTGTTACTTCTGTCTCAGTCTTCGTATAATCATAGATTCTAAAAAGCTGCTTCTTTGAATACGGCGTAGGTGCTGCTATTACATTATCAGTTACCAGGTATTCCCAGCGCCCCAGGTCGTCTATAGGGTGTTCTAAGGTAAGCTCTGCCACTCCTTCTACAGTAAGTTCTACTTCGCACGTAGTCGGCGTTAAGGTCATATCTCCGTTACTTCCGTAGTCCTCATTACCTTTAACGTATACCTCTATCATTTATCTGCACCGCCAGTTAGGTTTTATCTTAACTGTAAATCCAGGGCTTACACAAAATGTATTTTCCCCTTCTTTTAAATACAGGTCTTCATAATACCCGGTAAGCCGTCTGTTTGCCGTTTCCTTCAACGCCGTGTAGCAAAGTTTCAGCCCGGTATCTATAACCAGCTTTCCGCCGATATTCGCCGTAACTTCCGTACCGTTTACAGTAAGTGTACATACGCCGTCCCCCGCGATCTCATACACTGGTTTGCACTCTTCAAAAGCATTATACAGTGTATCGCTTAAGTTCCTTGTTTCTGCTCCTTCTGTCAGATACATATAGCCTTCACAAGTAAATGTTACTTGGAATTTCCCGATACGCTTTGCTAAGCGCTCGTTTGTCCCTATATCAATTTTCTTCACTTTGTAATAATAGCCCGGGTCGTCTGAAAACATAAGCATACCTGTACTTTCCTTAAGGAATCGCCGTTTTATGCTTCTGAAATCTTCCGCCCAGTCTTCCGGGTCGTCTGACAGGAAGTTATAAGTAATCTCAATGGGAATATCTTTTAATGTTCCTTTTTTTCTGTATAAATTCCCGTCCCTTCCCGGTACTTTTATCTCGTCGTACTCCTGTTCTGCTGTAGGGATATTAGGGCGGCTCACGGGCTTAACGCCCGCGTCTCTGTCCCTAATATTGTTGTATATCGTGTAATATACACCGTTCATTATGCCGCCCCTTTCGCTTTCTGCTTGCTCTTTTGGTCTTTCGTTACATTCTTAACTACTCGCTTTGTTGTCTTTCGTGCTATCTCTTTTCCGTCAAGCTCAGTAATATTTGTGATTTCTACTATTACTGTCTTTTCGGAATCGTCCGTAAATTCTGTAGTATTTACTCTGTTGTTCAGTGCTACTACTTTCGCACTCTGCTTAACCTCTGTTACTGGTGTTATCTTCGCTACTTTCTTTGTAAGTGTTCCCAGGCTCTTATCTATGTCTTCTTCAACATTACCAAGCTCGTTCGTAAATCCTACGCCCGCTCCTTGCGCCATGTACTTACCTACTTCGTCCTGGAATACCCGGGACGGCGAATGTATACCCAGTGCATTTTTTACACCGTCTACAATTCCACTAAAGAAGCTCTGCACTTGCCGTCTAAACCAGCCAGCGGCATTACATATACCATTCCATACACCCGTTACGATATTGTAGCCTACGTTTGCCATTTGTGACGGTAAGGAAGCTACGCCATTGATCACAGCTCTTACTAACTGGCTCGCTGCATTTCTTCCCTGTTGCAGTAGTCCGCTTCCCCAGTTTGCTACAGATTGTATAGCGCCCTGTATTGCGTTCCAAACTCTGCCCGGCATCTGAGATAGTGTTGAGTATACATTACTCAAAATATTCATTGCTGCCGTCTTCGCCTGGCTCAACATCTGCTGCCCCCAGTTCGCCATATTTGTAATTGCGCTTACAATCGCGTTCCAAATTTTGCCCGGAAGCTGGGATAAAAAGTTTACGACTGTCGTAATAGTATTCTGTATATAATTAGTCGCCTGTGTGTATACCTGTTGTCCCCAGTTCTGTATATTTGTAATCGTGCTTACTATTGCGTTCCAAATTTTGCCCGGAAGCTCTACCAGGAAGCCCACTACGGAAGTTATCGTATTTTGTATATACGTTGTTGCTTCCGTGTAAATCTGCTGCCCCCAGTTCTGTATATTTGTGATCGTGCTTACTATCGCGTTCCAAATTTTGCCCGGAAGCTCTACCAGGAATGTTATTACCGTGTTAATGAAATTCGGTATTTCTGTAGTCGCCCATGTTACCAGGTCAATACCGAACTGTACTACATTCCCGATTGCTTGACCGATTACATAGCCGATTTTATACGGCAATTCCTGGAAAAATGCTATTGCATTTGTTACAAATTCAGTAGCAGCCTGTACAACTGCTGCCTTCATGTTTTCGCCCCAGGTCGTTACTGTCATAACTGCTCCCAGGATTGCGTCCCAAATTTTTCCCGGTAATTCCTGGAAAAATGTTACAACGCTCGTTATCGCGTTACTTGCTGCCTGGGTCGCCGCTGTCTTTACATTTTCGCCCCAGGTCGTTATCTTCTCAACCGCTCCCAGGATTGCGTCCCAAATTTTTCCCGGTAATTCCTGGAAAAATGAAGCGATATTATCTACAATATTTCGGAAGGTTTCGCAATGTTCGTACAGCAGTTTAGCCGCACCCGCGAACGGATTCGCCAGGAATAATAGAATATCTTGCCAGTTATCTTTTACAAAATCTACAACCTTGCTTAGCGCGTTCGGTATTGTTTCTGTAAAGAATTTTGCAATTTCTCCTACTACTTTTCCTACCGTATCTTTTACGATGTTCCAGGCATTTACTACCGCTGCTCTTGCGTCTTCATTTGTCGCCACAAATCCGACTATAGCCGCTACCAGTGTAGCAACCAACGTAATAATTAACATCATCGGATTAGCAGCCATTGTTATATTAACAAGTTTCTGTATGGCATTTAGCGCCACTTCTGCCGCCGTAAGTCCCTGTATAGCCGTTACTACTCCGTTAATTATCGACGCTACCTTAAATACTGCAAATCCCGCGCCTATGGCAGCTAATAAGCTAGCTATCGTGTCGCCGTGGTCTGCAATCCAGCCCAGCCCTTCCAGTATTTTAGGTAATATCGCTACAATAATTTCACTGGCTTTTTCTACCAGGTTTCCGAAACCTGTAGCGATCTTATCAAGCGCGCCGCTCAGCTCCCCACTCGTTAAATCTGTCTGTAAATCTCCTATTACGTTCGTAATATTCGTTACTGCATTTTTAAGCGGTGTCTCGAACTTTTCATAAGCAGCAATTCCAAGCCCTTCCAGCCCGCTCTTTAATATCGTAATTTTACCCTGTAAGTTATCATTCATCGTTGCCGCCATTTGTTCGGCAGCGCCCGTAGAATTTTCTATGTATCCGCTTAACTCATTGAACCGCTCGCCGCTGTTCGCAAGTAAAGCATTTACGCTCTTAAGGTCAACTTTATTAAAGATTGTGTTTAATACTTCTGTCTGCTCTCCCTGGGTCATATTTCCCAGGATTCCGTTAAGGTCTTGGAAAGTCTCATTTAACGGGCGCATATTCCCGTTTGCGTCGAAGACTTCAAGCCCTAACTCTTGCATTTTTTTCTTTGCGGTATCCGTCGGCGCTGTAAGGCTTAAAATTACGTTTCGTAATGCTGTTCCGCCTTCTGCTCCCTTCGTTCCGCTATCTGCGAATATTCCTAATACGGTATTCGCTTCGGTAACTCCGCCCGCTAAGCTCTTAGCCGTTCCGCCTACGCTAAGCAGCGCTTCGCCTAACTGTTGCACACTGGTATTACTCTTTTGTGAGGTCTTCGCCATTTTGTCTACAAAACTTTCTGTAGTTCCGGCTTTGTCCCCTAGTGCGCTCATGCTGTCCGTTACCATGTCGGAAGCTGTCGCTAAATCCATTCCGCCCGCTGCTGCCAGGTTCAAAACTGTAGGTAATGTCTCTACTGCTTTGTCTGCATCATATCCGGCAAGTGCCATATAGTTAAGGGCTTCTGCTGCCTGGGTAGCGCTAAACTGGGTAGTATTTCCGGCTTCTTTCGCTGCATTTTCCAGCTTTGTATAAGCTTCGCTTCCCCCGGCTATTTCCTGGGTAGTCATACCCATAGTAGCCGCTACCTGGCTCATGCCGCTTTCAAAGTCCATGCCGACGCTTATCGCGCCCTTCGCAAGTTCCTTTATCCCGTTAGCAAGCTCTTTTACTCCGTTGATGATCGCGGAAGAAATAAGATTAGCCTTAATAACGTCGCCCAGGCTTATAGTTTTATTCCCGGCTTCGTCCATGTTGCTTCCCGCCGTCTTTATTTCCTGTCCGAAAACAGTCCATTTCTTTTCGGCGTTCGTTAATTCTTCTTCTGTATTTTTTAATGCTGTATTCTGCTCAGTAAGTGCCGCTTTCGATTCATTCAGCTTAACCGTATTCTTCGCTATTGCATCTTCCTGTTTCTTTACAGCATTTGTAGCCTTTGCGTGTGCTTCTTTTGCTTCTTCTAGCTGTGCATTTAGTTTTTGGCTTTCCTCGCTGTCTTTTCCAGTCGCCTTAACGCTATCTTCATGGGCTTTCGTAAGCTCTGCTACCTTCTGCTTTGCCTTGTCTTCCTTCTCTATCAGTTCTGTAAGCTTCTGCTTCTGAGCTGTTAAATTGGTCTGCTGTAGCTTAATTGCGTCCGTTTGCAGCTTAATCTTACTTGTAAGCTCTGTCTTCTTAGCCTTAAGTAAATCTGTCTGACTTCCTAATGCTTTCGCTTGTGCCGCTTCTACCTTATATTCGCTGGTAACAAGCTTCATTTGCGTAAGCATTGATTTCATTTGACTGGTAAACTCGCTTGTATTCGCCCCTACTCTGAGACTTGCACCAGCCATTTATTACGCTCCTTATGTCTACTTTTCCCGGTCATATTCGACTTGAAATACAACGTAGTCCAATAAGTCGCTTAAATCTGATTCTAAGCACTCCTTATAGCTGTTTCGCATACTCTTTATGCATATCTGTAGGATAGCGTCCAGGTTGTCCCCGTATGATCTCCATATTTCTTCCTGTGTCGTCTCTTCGATATACCCATTTTCCTGGTCGTATTCATCGAACGCGCTACCCTGGTCTTCTTCCGGCACTCCGCCCAAAAGCGTACCAAGATACCGTATTTTTTCATTGACAGAAATATCTATGATTTCTACTATCGCTCCAAACGTATCTATAATGTCTGCTACGTCCAGCCGTTCTATTTCTTCATTCTCTACCCTGTCGTTAAATACAACCTGTATCACGGCAGCGTATAGCTCTAATAAGTCGTCTTCATCATCAGTACAGCTAATTCTCTCCATAAGCTTTATAAATCTTCGGTAAGCGTATGTCGTGATTCTGTATAGCCTTTTTTCTCCTTCCTCACATTCCAGGCAGTAGTCTATTACACCTGTGAGCTTAAATTTTTTTTTGCGCCCGCGGCTTCGTCCTTAAGCTTCTTAAGGATATTCGCGTTAATCAGTCCGAAGTTAAAAATAATCTCTGAAACATCTTCTAAAGATTCGTTCGCTTCTTCAAAAGTAAACTGATTATCATACACCAGTACAATAGTGTTAATCATTTCGTCCAGTTCCGCATCTGTATATGTCTGTTTCTCCGGGCGTGTCAGTCTTTCGTACACCTCGCGGAAGGCTTTATATTTCTTTCTTCCAATCTTTCCGCAATCGTATTCTTTACCGCCGATTGTAATAATATTTGCTTTCCCGGTCTTTGCTGTCTTCTCTGCCTGTAAATTACTCTTATTCAAAATTTCCGCATTGATAAGTGAGAAATTAAGCAGAATATCCGCGATTTCGTCCAGCGCATCGCTGGCTTCATCAAATGTAAACTGATTTCCGTATACCACTACGATAGATTCAATCATTTTATCTAAGTCTTCGTCTGTAAAAGTCATAGAAGCAGCTTCCTTCTTTAAAAAGCTGTCGAACGTCTCACAAAATGATCTGTATTTTTCTCTTGTAATTTTTCCGCTTTCATACTCTTTATCGTTAATTGTTATTTTCATATTCGCACCTTCTTAGCGGTGTCATATTCTGACACCGCCCCTTTTTTTCAGTTTTTACGCTGCTACATCTGCTTTGTATTCCTGTACCGCCCCGAACCATTCCGCAATAGCTTTTTTAGCGTTTGTATGTTCTTCTAACAACTGCGACTCATCTACTTTAAGTGCATAGAAGCGTTTTGCTTTTCCGTCTACGGTATCCTCTTTCTTTCTTGCGTAGAAAGTAAATGTAATCTTCTGTGTCTGAGCGGTCTTCTTGTCCTTGATTGTCTCATAGGACTCTTCCGGGTGTTCTGCTTTTCCGCAATAGTACCATACAAATTCGTACTTCCCGTTGTTCTGCTTTGCCCGGAATCCTAAAGCAACTTCCTTCGCTCTGTCGCTCTCTGATTTTACCAGGTAGCCGGATTTATACAGAGAATCAAACAGTAACGCATAGTCGCCCGGTGTCAGTCTGTTTACTTCCAACTCAATTTCTGCTTTTACAAATGTTTCTGTAGTATCCTCTACTTCGTCGTCACTGTATAAGTACTCTACCTCGAATGTCTCTTTAATAGTTGCCGTGATTGCTTTCGCCAGCCTGGTAGGTGTGTCTGCTGCATAGGTCGTAGCATCGTTTGTAGTAACTTCCGCTACACAGATATCCTTTAAGCCTACTACTCGGCTTCTCTCAATCGTCTGTTTATTTTCCTGGACTTTCATTACCTTAGTCTTCTCCTTCGGTATTTATCAAAAAATAAAATCGCGCTGCTTTATGGTATATTTTCGTATCCTGTTCATAATCATCATTTCCCGCAAAATATGTAAAGCCCGCCTTCTTAAGTAATTTCTTTATTTTCCGTTTCAAAAGGAAACAATCTTCTTCACTCCATATATCTACCTGTATATAGTATTCTTCTGCTTCGTTCTTATCGTCGCTATGGTTCGCGTCGGTATCCGTAATATAGTAAAAAGTAATATGGGTATCGTTTATATCCTGGTTATACCAGCCTTCTTCTACGTGTTTTCCCGTTATACCTATTACATCTGCTATATACGCCGTTAAATCCAGGTCTTCGTTATTCGGATAATCCGCCATGATCTGCTTAAGCTGCTGCTTTTCTTCTTCACTCAGAAGTGCCATATTATCCCCCTAACTTTTCCTTTAAAACTTTCTCGTATTCTTCTTCTGCTATGCTCTTTAGTGCGCGATATGTCGGGCGTGCTGCTTCCAGCATGAATTTTTTAGGCTTATGCATCGTCGTACCCCATTCATGGAACTTCATGTAGAAAAATGGCGAAGTATCGCTTTTTTCCCAGCCTATGACTTCTCCATAGTTCCCGCTTTGTGTCGTTCCCTTCTCCGGGACATTATCCGCCGCGTGCTGCCCCGTCCTGCTGCCGCGCCGCCCGGATTTCATAGGGTTTTTACTGTATGCTTTCTTCCTTATCTGCCCTTCCGATTCTTCTAAGCCGACTTTCCCGGCTTTCTTTACAATCTTTTTATTTAGGTCTTTCAGTTCCGACGCTGTAGCAAGCCTTTCTATTTCCCGCTGCACTTCGTCCAGTCCCAAAAAATCCATAGTAATATTAAAACTCATACCACTTCTTGCCCTTTAAGTACCACTTTCCGGCGGTCGTATTTGCCGTAATCGGCATTGATAAGCTTAAATATACGTTCGCCCCATACTACCCGGTATTCCTTTGTATTTAAGGCTTCCAGGGCTTTACAGTATCGCGTTTCAAAGTTCATTACATTTTCTAACTTTGCTTCCAGGGCGGTATACAGTTCTTTCCCGTACAGGCTCTTTACTTCACACCAGCATTTTAAGTAGTCGTCCCACTTTTCCACTGGTCGCCCTTTTTCTACGGTCTTTTGCCGCTTCTGTATCATTACATACATTTTACCTACCCCACATTCGCCAGCTTATCCAGGATAGTTTGTGTTATCTTATCCTGTTTCGTGTTATTGCTTACTGTAGTTCCTCTTACGTCGTACATATCGCTTATTACTTTCTTCTGTAAGAGGGTTGCAAGTCTGCAACCTCTCTTATATTCTTCTTCGCTATTGTATTTATCCTTTTCCCGGTATGCAGTACCCACACAACCGTCTATGTAAGCTTCGGATATATCTATAAGCTCCGTGATATAGTCGTTATCATCGTCATAGCCTACCCTTAAATATTCCTTCGCTTCCTGTAATGTGATCGCCATAAGCTACGCCTACGCTGCCGCGAACTCAATTTTAAAGTCTGCTCTGTCGTCCAGTTTCTCACAGTCAAAGCGCTCCTGTACTTTCAGCGCCAGTTCGTCAGATTCAAAGAATACAGACTTATCCGTAGACACTGTATAGCCTTTTCTCTCGAAGAATTTAACCAGGGCATACAAATTTACTACATAGAAAATCATTTTTTCTGTAGTGCTTGCTGTAATATCTTCGTCACTCAGCGTAATAAGCTCTTTACCCTGGAAGTATTCTTTACCGTTTACCTCTTTAACCAGGTCTAAGTTTCTTCCGTTCTTATCTTCCTGGGACTTTAAGTACACGCTGCCGGAAAGGTTTGTAATTACTACCACTCTTCCGCGAAGTGTCGGTAATACTCCGTCGATAATTTTCTTTACATCTCTCCAATCCTTCGCACCTGTAGACTTGTCTACGGCATTGGCTTCTACAATCTGCATAATCTCATCATTTTCAGTATTAACCCCAGCTTCCGCGAAGTCCGGCTTAATAACTTCCTGTACGATATTTACGGCTTCGTCTTCCTGTAAATCGTTTGCAATCGGTACAAGTGAACCGTAATTCTCAATGTCGTACTTGATATCCTCTGTATTTGCCGCTTCTCCTGTAAGCTTCGTGCCAGATTTATACTTTTTCAGCTTTTTACCGCCGATTTTTGCAAACGGCATTTTGCCGTGGTTAGAGGTTGCTTTGATTACATGGCAATGGTTTTTAAGGCTTGGGAAACCAGCTCTTAATACCTGGATATCGTTTACGAACTGCTCCGGCAGAATAGCAGCGTTACCGTCGATATTTACGGCAGCTCTTTCTTCGTCTGTCAGTGCTGCCTTTCCATGCAAAGCAAATTTTACGGCAGCTCTTAACTCGCTTACTGCTCCTGTTGTTCTGCTTTCTTTCTGTTTCTTCTGTCTTCCCAGGTCTTCCCGCTCTTCGTCGTCCTCTGCTTCTCTTACCGCAAGCAATTTCTGTAATTTTCTCTTTTCTGCTAAAGCTTCCTCTGCCTTGTCCGCGTCTCTGCTTTCCAGGTATCCGTTAATTTCCTCTGTTTTCTGTACAATCTCTTCTCTTAATTCCTGTACTGTCATGTGGTTACTCCTTGTTATTTTCGTCTGCGATTTCCAAAAGTCGCGCTTCTTTTCTCAGCTCTTCCAGCCGCTTCTCTTCTTTGGTATCTGCTTTCATACGTTCAAAGCTTCTACAGTTAATTTGTGAACTGTCATAAGCTGGGAACGTACACGGGCTTACTTCCAACAGCTCCGCTTTTACAACACTTCTTTTGTACATTTCTTCGCCTTCGTGCTGTACTTTGCTCCATTTATCTTCTAAACAGATAAAACCGAAGCTACTACCGTCTACGTCTCCACGCTTCACACTTTCCCGTACATCATTTCCCCATGTGTTATTAGGTAAATCAATGTCGTAATTCAGCCCAGTAGTATCCCCCATGTTAAATCTGAGTGTATCCGTCTTCGTGCTTCCAAGCGGTCGGCTTGTGTCGTGATTCCATAACGCTTTTATCTCGTTGCCGTTCTCTTTGCATCTGCTTAAGCTTTCATCGAAGCAGCCCGCGGCGATTTCCTCTAAATATTTGTCGCCCCAGCGGTCAGTAATAACTACAGGCGTATTATACTTAACTGCATAACCGCCAATCGTGCGGCTTTCTTCGCCTTCTGCTGCCGCTCTCACTTCAAGCAGTATCCCCTGGTACGCTACATAATTTCTTCTTTCCTGGATTTCCGCCGCATCTTCTGTACTGTGTGTGTTATTCTCCGGCATTTCCCTTTGTGTCCTTTCCTAAGTCCTTAAGCTTAAGCACACCAGCATTTACTATAAGGTCGTCCCCGTCCTCTGTAGTTTCCCTTCCAAGCTCTAACCTGGCTTCGTTCGGTTTTATAATTCCGCCCGCCACGTAAGCGCATAATATTTTTTGCTGGGTTTCCGGCGAAGAACGCAAAATAACATTTGTGTTATGCTTCGCTTTATATCCTTGTGCCCTGTCGTCTTTTGTTAAGCAGCCCCACGTTACTTCCTGTTCGATAGATTCATACAGGATAAGCAGTGTATCTACTAAAAAGCTTAGCTGCTGCTGTTCCAGCGAATTGTTATTTGTGTCTTTCAAATCGTTAAGCTGATACATTTTTATACCGAACAGCGCCGCGATCTGACTTATAGACATTCTTCTTATCTGCTCATACTGTGCGTCTGCCAGGGATAAATTTACGGGTTGTACATTAAATCCCGCCGGAACTGTAAAGATACGCTTCCCTTTGCTGTACAGTTTTCCAAATTTTTCCTGTATCTTTCTAAGCTCTTTTTCGTCCCTTATATCGCTTGTAAGCTGTATTACCATTTTGTTAGTCAACCCGTTATCAAATAACGTGTTAAGGTAATTCTGAGCTTTAATCTGTACGTCTATCGTGCTTTTTACGATAGTCCTTACCGCTTCCGTGTTGATTCCGTCCATAGTAAAGCCTTTGAATATCAGCAAATCCTCATAAAAGGCGCTTTCGTTCATTCCCGTACCTGAAACTTTGAAATCAACTAAAACTTTATGCTTTTTAGTTGATCTGAGTACGCCCGCATCGTCTATAGTGATTCCTTCTATCGTACAAGGGTACAAAGCTTCTATTTTTCCTTTTCTTCCGTACACTTTTACCGCTCCGGCTATTCCTTCGTGCTGCCTGGTGGCTTCTATTGCCTTCCAAAAGTCTACCGCCGTCATATACGGGTTTGGTCTTAAGCTCAAAAGCTCATATAACGGGTGTTCTTTTGCCCTTCTTTCTCCCTTATCTGTGTCCTGGGTAAGATATAGCGGCGTTTTTGCCACTGCTTCCGACAGCTTTTTTATACAGGTAAAGTAGGTTGCTTCCTTCATTGCCGCCGCTGGTTGGTCTTCTTCTATCCCGAAAACCTTTAAAAAAAGCTTTTCTTCGTCCGTAAGCTGCGGCGTATCGTCTACTTCTTCGCTTCTTTTTTCCAAAAAATCCAAAAACATTAACTCTTACCGCTCCTTACTATCATAATCGCGACTGCTGCCAGCTCAGCAGCTAAAACATACATACCGATATGCGGGTTTATGTCGTATGTCGTCCCAAACACTACCGCCATAGCTGCCAATAATAGCCCGTCTGCGATCACTATTTTTTTCTTTATGTTTTTTAACTTCTTAAGCATATTTTTTCCTTCTCACATCGCGTCCAGGTATTCCACCGGGTTATAGTGTTCAATACCATTTTCTTCGATGCACAATAGCAAGCCCATAAGCATAGCTATTACACCGTCGATTTTAAATTTACTTTTCTTCTTGCTGTACTTAACTCCTAACATTTCGTCGTAAACTGCTATACAGTTCTTCGCCATGAATCGGAAGCACTCATTTTCTGCAATAATCAACCTTTCGTCTACTAATAGGTTCTCAAAATCGTTAATAACCTGTGTCATGGTCTTAGTTCCCTGTCCTATCGGGATAACGTCCCAGCGGTCTTCTAATCTGTTTATGATTGTTGTACTTCCCCACTGGTCGAAGCCTATCTGTTCTATCCTGTATTTTTCGTCCAGTTCTACCGCATGGTCTAAGAAGCGTTCAAAATTTACATATTTTCCGTCTAAAGCTATCAAATCGCCTTTTTTTATCCAGTACTCATAAGGGTTATTGTCCTTATGCTGCCTGTATGCTACCGTTTCTTTCGGCGTATACAGGTACGGTACTACGATAAATCGCCCGGTTGTCTCTTCATAAAATACCAGGACAAAGCCCGTAATATCATTTTTACTTGATAAATCCAAGCCGCCCCAGCACTTCCAGCCTTCTAGGTCTTTCGTGTCTACCTTTTTCGTACACAAGTCCCACAAATCCATATTTATAGCGCCTTTTTCATGGTCTAACGCTACGTGCTGGTTCAAAAACATACGCCTAAACATATTTTCCTGTAAAGGCATAAGCCGTATACGCTTCGCATAGTTCGCCAGGTCTTCCAGCTTCCTAAATACTCCTAACGCCGGGTTTGATTTATACCATTGTGTTTCGTCCTCTACATTACAATCTTTATCAGCTTCGTAAATCCTATAGTAAAAGCTCGGGTCGTTCACTTCCCCGGCTTCTATTTTCTTCGCCATAGTGTAAAGCTGCATTTCCGGGTTTGCCGGGTCTTCTCCACTGGAAGCCGTTGTAATTGTCATTATTAGCGGCTCGTCCCATGCTCCCTGTCCCGTTCTCAGCTTTCCGTACATTTCGTCGTTTTTTGCCTGGTGTATCTCGTCCAGGACAGCCACATAATCGTTAAAACTGTCGGCGTTGTCCGCATCTGACGACAGTACCATAAGCTTATTACCGTTATCTTTTCGTATAATGGTCTTCGTACTGCTTGTAATCTTGCAGTAGCGGCGTAGCGTCTTATTTGCTTTTATGAAATGTTCTACTGTTCCGTACAGCTCGCCCGCCTGTTTGGTTGTATTTGCCGTTAAAATAAAAAGCGCGCCGAAGATATGCCGTTGACAGAAAAAGAGATATACTACTATAATCGCCGCCAGGAATGACTTACCATTTTTTCGCGGTATATTTATATGTGCTTCTCTATGTTTCCGCTTGCCGTCGCTCCTTCTCTTTACGCATAGGATTTCTGTTATTATTTCAAACTGAAATTCTAATAAATCAAAGTTTCGGCTTGCTCCTCTATCATTGGTCAACTTCGACACGAACTTAAATACTTTCTTTGCTTCCTCTACATCGTAGTAGTATTCTTCCGTATCCCACTTCTTTTGTAACTTCTCCAACCAGGCAGCTAAAAGCAGTTCCTTGTTAATCATGTGCTATCATTCCGTCCAGCTCCGCGTCTATGCCGCCGTCGCCTTGTGCGTTCTCTGCTTTCATTCTCTGCCGCGCCGCTGGCGTTAATCCTAATTCTTTCGCCCAGGCTCTCATTTCCGTCTGCGCTTTATTTGCTATGCTTACTTCTGGTCTTTGCTGTTCATAACCATTATCGCCCACTTCCATACTGTAGCCTTTTTCGTCTATGATCCGTTCGCACTTCTGCCACTTTGCATAGTTCGTACAGTAAGCTTCCAGGGCTTTAAGGTCTTTGTCCGTAAATTCTTTTTCTTCTTCCGCGAAGATTTTCGCAATTCTTCGCCACTCTTTTTTAGCCGCATTACTTAACCATTTCGGGCAAGGTTTCGGCTTGTTTTTTTCTGTCTTTTTTTCTTCATTCGCCATACTGCCACCTTCTCAGACACCCCCCTATACAAAAAATCGGCGTTTTTTTTCAAATCAACTTGAACTCGGGACTTTTAAAAATAAATAAAAAGTTTTTATATCCCCCCGCTGCCTCCGAACTCTCGCCGGAAGCGCTGTAGCATATCGTAAAGCGTTCGCTGCATCTTCTTTTTTGCCATGTAGCCGCGGTCATATTCCTTATGTATGCGCCTGTGATTCGCTTCGCTCAGTCCTATTACATTGTCTCTATCAAGTCGCCTATGCCATGCTTCCGTAACCTCTTCTATGTGGTGGTACTGCTCCGCTGTTATCACTATTCCCGTTGTGTAGTATTCAAATATATCTACGCAAAACTGCGCCGATTCCTGGTTAGCTCTGAACCCTTCCCAGGCTTTGCTATTATAGAACTGCTGCCGCCGGGCTTCCTCTTCGTTCTCCATACGCTTACGCTTGTATTCTCTGTACTTCTCTCTGTCCGTGTTCTTGTGTTTATCGCAATACTTAACCCCGCTTTCTACTACCTTGTGGCAGCCCGGGTAACTGCATAACTTCTTAAGCATTTCTATTCTTCTTTCATAGTGCCGCCCTGGATTTCATGCGGCACTTGGGAGGTTTAGACAAACAAAAAAGAAGAACCAGGCAAAGGGTGCTTTCCTTTGCCTAATTCTTCTTGCGTTTGTACATATAGATTACCATAAAGTTTCTTTAGTTTCAATTCTTTTTTGTTATGTTTTCTCTATAGTTTGCTGAGTTTTTCCACGCTTTTTCCTGGTCGCTGGTAGTCCATGTATACGCTTCCAGTTATTGCTCTTGTCCTGGTTCTCGCGTAACAACTGCTGCCGCCTTCGGCTTCGTATGATCTGCTTTTGTCTGTCTCGTATTTCCCGCTGTCTTAATTCCTTCTTTGCTTTCTTGTTTCCCAAGCTTGCCCACATTATCAATAACATTTCCTGTAGACTCATCATTATTGTATTACCTATCTTTGCTATGCACTCTCCTGTAGCTGCTGCATATATGTAACCGTTTCGTACTTCCGTCACACTGTTAAGCGCACTTCGTAGTGCCTTCCCATTCTTTCTACCGTATACTATCATTCCTTCTTTTCTCCTACTACTTCCAGGTTAATAGGTTCTATCATATCGTCCAGCATAGCATAGTAGGGCTTCTTGTTCCCCGGTGCTGCTTTCAGATTCACATAACGGAAGTGTACAAAGTAGGCATACATATCGTCCGTATTCGGCAGCTTCCGTATTTCCTTTACTGTACCTATCTTTCCCAGGATATGCTTAATATGTTTCTGCCTTACGCCTACTTCCTTAAGCCTGGCTTCGCTGCATATTATCCGTACCTTCTGATTTTTCTTAATCTCCATATCGCCACGCTCCTAAATCCATGTTTCTACTACACATTTACAGTCTTCTTTATCTCTCGCAAATGGTAGCATATCCGGGAAGCACTTTGTAATATCTTCCCGGATTTCTTCTACTGTATTTCTTGTTATAATAATATTCGTTGGCTTCGTCCCGTCAAATAATCTAGCTACGCATTTGTCCGGGTAATCGCTCGGTCGATTATATACGCCTATACATGGTATCAGTATTTCTCTTATATCAATCTCCGTAAAGCTTCTAACTTCTCTCGTTTTCATTCTTTGCCATTCAGTAATCATAGTCTTCTTCCTCTCCATCTTCCGGCTCGCAATATTCACACATAAAACAAGTTTTACATTCACATTCCGTTACAAGTGTTGTTATGCTTTTATACCTTTCGCACCACATTGTTATTCCCTTTCCGTGTCAGATTCTGACACCTTTTATTTTCCTAAGTATTCCTCTATATCCATTTGTCCCGGTAAGTCAGCTTCCTTTTTTTCTTCGGGTCTTACTTTTATTCCCATGATGCAAAAGCCTTCTGTTAGTCCTCTATGTTCATTCACTATATAAACTATTTCCGCCTTAAATGTTCTTCCCGTGTTACGCCCGTCTTTGAACTCCATATACTCTATAATGTCGCCTTCCTTATATCCGGCATTTTTGCAGATTTCAAAGCTTTTCTTACCGCTTATAACATCGTCATAATTCATAGCTGCAAGCCGTATAATGTGTGTCTTCGGTTCTGCTGCCACCGCTTCGCTCGGTAGTGTCTCCATTTTCTTATCATCGGACTGCTGCCGTAGCTTCGCTTTTGTATCTCGGTCTATCGCTGCTTGTTCTTCATCGTACCGCTGTTCCTCTGTTTTCTCTGCTTCTGCCTTATTTGTGTACTTATCGCACTTTTTACAAGTTCCCGTTTTTACGTTGCACTCACTGTAGTATAGACAAGAATAGCATAGGCTCGTAATGCTTTCCGGGTGTGCTGGCTCGTAATCGTCGCCCGGCTTCTTTTCTGCTTCTTTCTTCTCTTTCTCTTCTTTTACCATTTCCCGGACATCTTTACTTAACAATTCCCCGTTTTCAATAACTTCATGCTGTTTTGCTTCCGGCAGCCTGGACGTTTCGTAAGCCGTAGAAAAATTTATTTTTCCGTCCTTAAATGCTTCCTTGCCTTCTTCGCACAAATTGTTATTGATACTGTTGATCTGATTTATCTTACCCGTAGACTTCCCTGTAACATTTGCTATATAGTCTCTCATTTTTCCCTCTATAGTCAGTTCCCCGGATTCCCTGGCTTTTACCAGGTATTTTGTAAACTCAGCTACACCGTTCGTAAGTTCCCAGTCGCTAAGCTGTCGGTTAAAGATATTTGCACTATGCAGTGTCAGCATAAACAGGCTTTCGCTCATTTCTTTTATTTTGCAGTCCACAAGCTTAAATTCGTCGTGTCCGCGCTCGATATTAAGGACTGCTGCCGCTGTACGTCTATGTCCTACTATTATTCTGTCTTGCCCGTCTACACGCCCTACTATGATTTCCTGTAACTGTCCGACTAAAAGCATATTGTCCGCCAGTTCTTCTATATTGTCCTGGCTATACTTGTTATGCTCCGACGGAATCAGTGTACGCGGGTCTAAGCGTACCTTTCTGTAGTCCTTTGCAAAAATAATATTTTTCTTGCTGTTGGCGTTAAGTCTGTCGCCTATGCCTATCTTTCCCATTGTTCTATCTCCTTTCTGCTGTACCTAAAATTTAAACCTTGCTTTTTCTTCTTCCCAGTCGAAGTCTACGCAAGCTATACATCTTTTGCACTGTTCTATTGGTTCGTCGTCGTTCTCTGTTCCGAACCCTCTACAAGTACCGTCTGCTTCTCTTCCTGGTTCTCCAAGCCTTTTTATTAAGCTACATTTCTTCTGTCTCTCTGCTATGCGGCACTCTTTACACATTACGCCCTTCTTTCCAACCGTCGCACCTTCCGCCCTTGCGTAATGTGCCGCCCATACGCGGCTTACTCCTGTTCCGGCACTACACCACGCTTTTATACGTTCCCCGCATGTATCGCACGTTACTTCTGTCTCTACTTCCCTGTATATTCCCATTTTCTACTCTTCCTTCTTTCTTTGCTTGTATCCAGCTTCGTACCCGTCAGCAAAGCCACCCGTTTTTATTCCGTCTGCATATCCTTCCCGGTATCCGTCAGCCTTCCCGGTTTCGTATCCGTCTATAAAGCCGATGCTATACTTTGCCAGCAGAACCCTTCTTAATGTTTCCTTGAACTCTTCAAACATCTTTACGCTCCTACTTTTCTCCAACTCCTATAAACTTTCTGACATTCTGTAAAAATGTTGCACTTTCCTGTAATGTATCCCCGACACACTCTTTAAGGTTCATTTCTTCCAGCACAAGCTCTAACTGCTTAAGCTGTAAAATCTCTTCCTTAATCGCGTTCTTAAGTCCACTTATGAAAATTTCTTTTGCTACCGTGTGTACTTCGTCATTAAAATTAAATTCTGACTTATTCCCGTAGATATGATCTATGTATTTTATTTTTCCACCTTCTACAATAAGATACGGGTTGTTATTCTCTCTTCTGCCGTCTTCGCCTTCCGTTTTACTTTTCAGTCTTACCGCATAAATCATTTTTTCATTTCGTATAACTATTGTTTCTTCAACTTTTTTCATTTTCCTTATCCTCTTTTCCCCATATACTCTAATACCAGGTTCTTATAATCTCTTGTCGCTGCGCTTCTCGGTGTTGTCTCTAACAGGCTTTGCCCGTTCTCATACGTCCACGCTGTTACTTTCTTGCTATGTCTGATATGCGTATTAAATACGTCGTATTTGCTATTTCTTAAAGCTTCCTCGCCTTTGATTACATCAATATCCTTTGTGTACATCGTTACCAGGCAGCGCACGCTTTTCAGCTTTTCGTTATACGGTCTGATTTCCTGTATAATGTCGTCTAACTCTTCCATACCGTCTAAAGCGTTCTTATCTGCCTTAATCGGTATAATAATGTCTTCTGCTGCTGCCAGGGCGTTAAGCACCTCTATTCCTACTCCCGGGTGGCAGTCAATAATACAATAATCGTAATCTTCTTCCACCTGGTTAAGTACGTGTCTGATTCTTCCCATTTGGTCGCCGTCCTTATCTGTTATAAGGTCGTCTGCTGCCGCTACCAGGTTCATATTAGACGGGATAATATCCAGCCCCCAGCGTCCGCTCGGTACAATTACATCTTGCGCGAATAAAATCGGATTTCTAAGCACTTCTTCCATACTCAGCGCGTCATAACTGTGTTTTTCAAAGAATTTTGTAACTGCTGCCTGGAAATCATTGTCAATCAATAATACTTTCTTCCCGTGTACCTGGCTCATAATCAAAGCCATGTTGATAGCTGTTGTACTCTTTCCTACTCCGCCTTTTAAATTTACTACTGCTGCTGTTCTCATTTTCTAAACCTACCCTTTCTGCGGCGGCAGCAGATCGCCCCGCCGCTGTTGCTTTTGTTGTCGTGTTACGTGTGTGATATACTATTTTTCCTTGCTTTCGCCATAACCATAAGCAGTTACAAGCGTTTTTCTCTTTTGTACTGTTCTTTATGTTGCTGGCAATAACCCAGGGCTTAATATGTCGTCTACCGTCCGTCCCTGGCAGCCTTTGTTATCGCATTTCCGGCAGTCTGTACCGCAAAATCCAATAAAGCGTTTCTTGTTTACCCGTTCTGTTATCTTTGCTTTTTCCTTTGGGTATGTGTCGCTTACTATTTCCAAATCGTCTATAGTTCCTTCCAGGTATGCAGTTATAAGCTCTATTGCCGCTTCGCTACCGTAGACTATAACCGCCTTCCCGCCAATGCTGTTTATCATATCCACAAACTTAAGCTGATTGTCCGAAGCTTTGTTATTTCCTACTTTCAGCTCTACATACAGATTGTTGTACTTCCCGGAAGCATACGGTAAACAGATATCGCTTACGCCCGGCTTCATGCCCTGGCGTTTCAATTCCGCCCCGGCTCTTGTGCTTCGCTTCCCTTCGTTTGCTGCATGGTACATAGCCTTAAGCTGTGGGTATTTGCCCTGCTGCCAGCGCGCCCAGTCAAATATAAGGCGCTGCGCCTGGTCTTCTGATTCTGTTGTATTCATTCTCCTAAGTCGTCTCCTGTAATCGTCAATATTGTTACTCCGATGCTTGCCACTACCACAAGCCACCACATAAGCCCTACGGTTAATGCAGTCCCAACTTGCGCCCATACAAGCGCCGCCTTCTCTTTCCCGTGTGGCTTCTCCCGGTAGTAGCCCCGTTCCTCTTCCCGCATTTCTTCCCGCATCTCATCAACGTCCAGCCATAACAGGGCGAAGCAGAACGCTACAATAGTCCCGGTAAGATAGATTGCTTTAAACATTTTCTTCCTTCCCTTCGTCCTGGTCTTTCTCTACTGCCCGCTCCGGCACTTTTGCGATATATGTACCTACTGCCTTTTTGATCTCGTCTACCTTCTCAGCCGGGAACGTGCCTTTAATCACTTCTTCCTTAAGGATTTCGTCCATAGCCTGTCCCGCCAGTGCGATACCTTCTACTAAGCCCTGTTCGTAACCGTTGTTGTAACTCTTGTCGGTCACTCTCGTTAAATAGCCGTCCAGCTCCTTACGGCTCATTCTCTTAATTTTTCTTGCTAAGTCTCTGTCAATTCCTAAAGTTTGTCCCATTCTAGTTCTGTCTCCTTCCAGGTTTGATTGATTTTTACAAATGTGTAGGTAAAGAACGTATAACCTGTCTTTTCGTGTATTCCTTCCTGTACGCTGTCGCCGTCCAGGTAATAGGACTGTTCCAACTTCTTCGGAAGTCTTGCGATACGGTTATACCAGCCTTTGTCTTTTACTGGCTCTTTCCTTAATACCTTCGGTTTCCTTAAGTTCCGCGAACTATTCCAGCGCTTTCCTTGCAGTGCGTCCGGGCTTCTTAACATTCCGTCGCTTTGCTTTATCAGATATGACGCTAATTTAGCGTACTGTCCTGTATCGTCTAGCGGGTTGTGGTGTGTCCTTCCTCTTCCCTTCCAGCACCGTACTATAGCTTGCTGGCTTATCTCTTCGGGTGTATTTATGACTAAGTGATGATGCAGCGCCCCTTTCTTCCCGATCTCCATTACATGAATGTACTTGAACGGGATACCGTGACGCTTATACAGCTTTCGCATTTCCCTTAAGAAGTCGTCTGCGTCTTCCCGCATCTGTTTTCTTCCGGCTGGTCTTCTCTCCTTTCTGTAGTCTAGTACCAGGTGTGTATCTCCTTCCTGGAAATTCTCATTTATCAGCCTTCTTAACTTCTTCTCTGCTGCTCTTTTATTCACTTTAATCTGTTCTTCTTTGGTAAGTGCCTTCCTCTCCCCTCTCTTTATCCCCTTCTTCCCGTATCTGCTGCTATAGTACTTCATTACCTCTACAGTTCTACCCGCCTGTACTACCTCTATGATGTATGGCATATATCCTAACTCCTGTTCCTAAAGTTAATACTTTTATCAAGCCTTAAAACTGGTAAAACCCCTTGAATTTAAAGGCTTTCCAGTTGCTTTTTCGCCGGATATTTGCTATACTATCTTTGTGAGTTGAAGTACAGCTTTGTACGGCAAAGCCGCTAAGTTATTTCCCGATAACCTAGCGGCTTTTCTTTTTGTCTTTCTCTGTTTTCGGGTGTATGTGCTTACGCTTCTTTCTTTAACTCCGCTGGTGCTACTACCTGGTATTCCTCAATACTCAGCTCGTAACACGTTCTAACCTCGGTTTCCCCGTGTTCCAGCTCTTTTGTATACTCCCGGCTCTGTAAACGTCCGCGCACTTCGATACAGTCCCCTACATTAAGGTTATCTGCTGCCCTTGCCGCTGTTCCGTTCCATGTGATCGCCGGGATATAATCGCTTACGTTGCTTTCGTCGTCTTCACGCCAGCACGCTAAAATCATATCCGTAATACGGATACCGCGCGGCGTAGTCCGCATATCGCCCTTTTTACATACGAACCCGGTTAAAACTACCCCGTTCGTATCTCCTTCGTATTCCTGGTCTGTAATCTCCTGGGCGCGCACTGAAATATATAACTTGCTATGTTCTTTCTCTGCTGCCTGGTTCTTCTTGTCGTGTTCTTTCTCTTTGGTTCTGCTGCCGTCGGTGTCCTTCCGTTTGATATTTCTTGTACGGATTCTTCCAGTAACCAGCAGCTTACAGTCTAACAGGTCTTTTACCTGGTCGATTGCTGTTAAGCTCTCAAAAGCTGGCGTACCTTCTTCTACGATTACCTGGGTAATATCCTTAATACCGCTTACCCTTTCTGTTGCCATGTCGAACCCGTAGTAAGCTACTCCGCGCTTATCTACGCTTACCTGGTGCGGATACTCTAAAGGCTCTCCGTACAGTGTTATATAGTTATTCATCGGTTTTACTCTCCTTCTCATTGCTTTTCGCTTCCCAGTATTTCCCCTTGCTTTCGTAGTACAGTTTGTACATTCCTGGCGACCACTCGCCCGTCTCTATTGCACTTTCCATACTCACACACAAGCCCATATACTCTGTAGTTTCATACGGGTACGTGCCGGAAATATGTATGCAGCCCTGGTACTCTCTCGTAACCCCGGTATCGTCTGTAACGGTAATCGTTCCCCAGGCGTTTTGTTCTGTCTGAATCTTCCCGGATTCCGGCGCTACTGCTGTTACTTTTGGCTGGTTCTCTTTGGCAATGATCGCGGTAAGCAGTACAATACAACATATTGTGATAGCTCCCGCGATACTTTTACTACATTTAGTTCTTGCCCCGATGATTCCTAATAACATCAACGCAATCATTACACCTAAAAATATTTTCAGTCCTAACACTAAGTCTTTACCTTCCCCATTTACTACGGAATATAGCCAGGTTCTTTTTAAATTCGTCCTGGTTTTTCTTCTTTTGTACTACTTCCGGGTCGTCCGGGTTCTTTGGTTCGGTTCGGTGTCTTAAGTCCGGGCGTTCTGCTGCTGTAAGTACCAGGGTAGTACCGTAGATATCTACAAAATGCTTCTGCCCGCAAAAGCTACATTCGTGTTCGGTATTGTCCTTAAGCCCTACCAACACACGCCCGCACTGTAAACAGTGCTTATGTTTCTTATTCTTCAAGCTTCCAACTCTTTTAAGTGTCATTTCTTTGGTTTTCCTTTCTCTTCCGGCGTTTCCTTCGCCGCCAGGAACATTTTAGTAGCAATATAGACGGCTTTCTGCATCGAAGTATCAAGCTGTCCTACAAGTTCCAGCGCTTCGTCTGCTCTTGCCTTCTGTTTATCAATGCTCATAACTGCCGCTGCCATATTTTCGCCCCTTTCTTCTTGCCCCGTATCCGAAGCCATAGCCGAAAGTGTAGCCACCGTAGCCGCGTTCCTCTTCTTCGTCACGCTGCCCGCTTACTTTCACGTTCTGCCCGGTATATGGAACACATGATAATACTGTGTCTCCTTCGTTCTTGCAGTTGCTTATTGCTGTGCATTTGTTTCTTGCTGGTACTAACCTGGTTTCTACTCTCCCGCTTTCCTTCTCAATCTCAACAACCCATTTTTTCACTGCTTCGTTCTCCTTTTCTTTGTTACTTTTTCGCGATTTTACCTATAAACAAGGGCTTTACGACTGCTGCCACAGTCTTTTATCTTTGGTTCGTGCTTCTGATTCTTTTAATCTCTTCCGCTACGTTCTTAGAAGTCCGCTGCTGTAATAAATTGTCACTGATCTGATATGTGTACTCACTTGAACCAGGAAGCTTTATGGCTATTCCTATAGGAAGTTGCCCCATCTGCATAGCAACCCGGATAAATTGCGGCGAAACGCCCAATATTTCCGCTGCTTCCGCTGGTTTTATGTTGTTTTCCCTCAATCTATCCCGCCTTTCTATGTAATATCCGCCCTCTGCATTTTCCCAGGCTTGGGACTGGCTACTGTGGTAGGCTGCATTACGGGTTTAGGTATTTTTCCCTACCAGGTGGCGCGCGCGAATGATACCTTTTCATATTTTGTACTTCTCCTATTCCGGCTTAATTTACTGTGTAGTCGCTTTTTCTCATTAAAAAAGCTGTAGAAAAACCTGTTATACGTCCGCACACTCTCTAGCTGGTGTACCCGCTGCTATTTTTATCACAGTATCCAGCTTAAGCTATTCGCTTGCTGCCGCTGCTGCAAGGTAGCCAACCTTGCTACTAATGCGCCGTGTGGGACTCGAACCCACGCCCGCCCGGTTATGAGCCGGGTGCTCTGACCAACTGAGCTAACGGCACTTGCTTGGCGACTGCTGCCGCCCTGGTGCTTTATGCATCTGCTTTCTTCTTGTCTTTTTTCTCTTCCAAAAGCGTAGTAAAATGTCTATCCAGTTCCCCGCTTGTCAATCCTGTAGTTTCTGCCAGTCTGTCTACAAAGTCGCAATAATCTTTATGAGCTTCCTTAAAGCCTTCCTTTGCTAACAGTGCTTTCTCGATGTTTCCCAGCTTTTCTAAGCCTTTGGCTTCTACTTTCTTCCAAATTTTAATTTGTTCTTCGCTCATTTTTTTCTTCCGTCCTTCCCGTTCGTCTTTCATTCTTGTTGCTATGCGATAATTATATATCGCTATGCTACTCTTTGTCAACACTTTTTATAATATTTTTTGTTGCTTTGCGATATTTTTTGTGTTATAGTAAAATTACTTCATAGCAAGGGGGAATTTGTTTAATGAACGAACGGTTAAAACAGCTTAGAAAAGAGTTGAACATGAAACAGGGCGACTTTGCTACAGCTCTTTCTATATCACAAGGTCATTTGTCAGACATTGAAAACAACCGTAAGGAAGTATCTGATAGAGTAATTAGTATCTGTTCTTTGAAATTTAATGTTAATGAAGAATGGCTAAGAACCGGGAACGGGAAAATGTTTAACCCTATGTCCGAAGACGAAGAACTGGACTTATATGTAGGTCGTATCTCCGGCGGTGCTGATGAATTTAAGAAGAACTTAATTAAGACGCTTTGCAAATTATCAGAAGACGAATGGGACGTACTTAAGAAAATTATTTCAGAAATGAAATAAGGGTAGACGCTATTAACGCCTACCCCTTCAAGCCCAGGATATAAAAGTATATCTTTCTTAATAGTTTTTCTTCCTGGATAGTGTCTATAAGGTTGTGCAGCTTCTCACGCATTATAGTTAAGCCCCCTTCCTTTTGACAATATCCATTATATTCCTATTTTTTCTGCTCGTCCCGGATTTTAAAAACATTTCCAGGATTGTGGAAATATTTACAAGAATACCAGGTATAAAACTGAGATATGATATACTACTTATATTCGGAATCGTACAGATCGCTCATACGGCAACCTAAGCCCTTGGCTATTTTTTCCAGGTTTGCCAGTGTTGGCGAAGTTTTACCATTTTCAATATTGTTTAGTGTGGACTTGCTTACGCCAGTCATTACGGCTACAGCTTCCAGCTTTAAGCCTTTGGCTGTACGCACTTCCCACAAATTTACTTTTAACATTGTCCTACCTTCCTTTCAGCGTGATAGGATAAGGATAATGTTAGTGCTACCAACGAAAGGCGGGTATTATGGGATTATTTAATAAAGAAACCTGTATTGTTTGCGGTGGTAAGGTTAATGCATTGACAAAAGCCAAAACTTCCGAAGGTTCGGTTTGTTCTTCTTGCCTTAGTCTTTGCAGTCCAAACTTTGTAAGCAATATAAAGAATAAGAATGTATCAGAAATCAAAGCACATATAGAATACATAAAAGAAAACCAGGAATTATATAAAAACTTCCATGCTACAGATACGGTAGGTAAGCTGTTCTTCACAGATAAGAGTAAAAGACTTTTTCACGTTCCAGCTCCGACGGTATCTATATATAACAAAACACCTATTGTATATTCCTTCGACGACATTGTAGATTATGAACTTGTCGTAGACGGCGAAACTTATACAAAAGGCGGCGTAAGCATCGGGCGCGCCCTGGTCGGTGGCGCTGTGTTTGGTGGTGTTGGTGCTGTAATCGGTGGAACTACCGGGAAGAAATCGCAAAAAGAAATGATTAAGAAAATGTATATTAGAATTACCCTTAATCATACATACGATACCTATACAGAAATTTCTCTTATTTCTGCTGATACCAAAAAGGGAAGCTTCCTGTATAACACTATGACGGATTGCGCGAATAAGATACTTGCTTTACTCGATTCTATTACGGCAGAATCAAGCGCCCCGGCTTCTTCCGGGTCTGCTGCCGATGAAATATTAAAGTATAAGCAGCTATTAGATTGTGGCGCTATAACCGAAGAAGAATTTAATAAAAAGAAATCTGAATTATTGAACCTTTAAGATAATTTAAAAAGCCGTCCCGGGCTGCCACCCGAAACGGCTACGCGATACCTATAAACAAGGGCTTACAGATATAACAAAACGCAATATAATTATATCATAAGCCCATATTTTTAAAAAGGGCTTATTTTTTATACCCTTTTTTAAGGAAGGTGTAATTATATGAAACTACCGAACGGCTTCGGAAGCGTCTACAAGCTCTCCGGCAACCGCCGTAAACCCTATGTAGCAAAGAAAACGAAAGGCTGGGATATTAACCCGGATACCGGGAAGGCGAAGCAATTATATATAACTGTCGGATACTATGCCACCAGGAAAGAAGCGCTTACCGCCCTGGCAGAATTTAACGCGAATCCTTACGATGTAAACGCCGCGAAGGTTACTTTTGCCGATGTATACGAACGTTGGAGTGATGAACATTTCCCGAACGTCAGCGAATCCAACGTAAAAGGTTATAAAGCTTCCTGGAAGCTCTGCGATAAAATCGCTTCTATGCGTTTTGTCGATGTTAAATTAGATCACTTGCAAATGGTTGTTGATGAATCCGGGAAGAATACCCCGACACTAAGAAAATTAAAGGTTATGCTTGGGCTTATGTACAAGTATGCTGTTATACATGAAATCATACCGAAAGAAAGAAATATGGTTGAATATCTTAATATTAAAAATGCTGGGAATCCTAATTCATTAAACCGCGAACCATTCAGTAAGGCGGAAGTATCCCGGATATGGGAAGCGAAGAACGGAAATACATATTATACCGTTATCCTTATGCTTATCTATTCCGGCTGCCGCGTGTCTGAGCTATTGGACTTGAAGAAGGAAGATGTTAATTTAGAAGAACGGTATTATAATGTCGTAGCTGCTAAGACTGCTGCCGGAGTCCGTACCGTACCTATAGCGGAAAAGGTCTACCCGTTCTTTGAATACTGGTACAGCCTAAACGATAGTGAATACTTATTAAGTACCCCGGAAGGCGAACACTTTAAGTACAGAAATTATTATGATTCTTACTGGAAGCCGCTACTTGATGCTGTAGGAATGAAACACCGCCCACATGATACCCGTCATACCTGTATCAGCCTATTAACCGTAGCTGGCGTATCGGATAAAGTTATCAAAAAGATAGTCGGGCATAAGGGACAAGGTGTTACAGAAGTTGTGTATACACACTTCGAAATAGAGGAACTAATAGACGCAATCAACAAGATATAG